GAATTTAAATGCACAAAACGTTGACTTAGAAACATTAACATTAGGACAAATTAGAAATCACTTAGTAGCATTAAGAGAGAATAGTACTGACATCACAGGTAATATTCTTGCAGCAAGCAATTTGCGTGACAAAGATATTAGAGAACGTGGCGGCAATATTTTACAGCATAGTGGACCATTGCCATATGCATCGTTGTTCTTACTAGATGATGCCGCGAACTTTGTTGATGGTGTTGCTTATGCATCTCGCGAATACGCTAAATTTAAATATAAATTTTTAGAATTAAGTAAATCGTTATCGGGGGTTGATCCACAAGATCCGCCGGCTAGTGTAGACTTAATTTTAACAGCAATTAATGAAGTTAAAACAGTAGACTTTCCTTGGTACTACAGCGACATGGTACCATACGGAGCCTCGAAGAATGAAATTAGTTATACAATTTTTAATCCCTTAATTCGTTCTTATGAAATTACAGAAATATTAGATGATACAGTATTAAGCAATAGAGCGATACTAGTTTACTTAAACGGTTTGCAGTTAGTTAAAGATCGAGACTATATTTTTGAACAAGATCGTCCAGCAATATTAATACGCGAAAACATAACACTGGAAATTGATGACGTTCTTAAATTTGCCGAGTATGACAATACAGACGGCAATTATATTCCTGATACTCCTAGTAAGTTGGGATTATATCACAAGTATTATCCGATTAAGTTTTTAGATGATTCATACCAAACTCCTATAGATGTTATTTGCGGGCACGACGGTAGTATAACCCCATCGTTTGGAGACTTCCGCGATGACTTCTTATTAGAATTAGAAAAACGAATTTATAATAATATCAAGGTAGCGGATAATGCAGTAACCGACGAATTGTATTATAATACAGTACCTGGTAAATTTAGAAATAGTGATTATACACTAGAAGAATTTAACAATGTATTAAATTCTAGCTTCTTAGCATGGGTAGGTAATAATCGTTTAGACTTTTCCGCTAACGAAACATTTCAGGCCAGCGAGCCATTTACATGGAACTACGATAGACTACCGGATCGTATAGACGGAGAACTATTGCCTGGCTCTTGGAGAGCATGTTACAGATATTATTATGACACAATAAATCCAAACTTAACTCCGTGGGAGATGTTAGGCTTCACTGTTATGCCAGAGTGGTGGGAATCATATTATGGTGGCGCACCGTACACAGGCGGCAATGAATTACTATGGGAAGACTTAGAAGCAGGACTTATCAAAGAAGGATCACGTGCTGGTATAGACGAAAGATTTGTTCGTCCGGGCTTGTCGCAATCTATTCCTGTTGATGCAAACGGTAACTTATTAAGTCCGACAGCAATTATGGCAGCAACATTTAATCCTGGTCGTACAGCATCTGCATGGGCCTCGGGTATGATGGGTCCTGTTGAAGCATCATGGAGAGCAAGCAGCGAGTACCCATTTGCAGTACAAAAAGCAATGGCAATTCTTAAACCAGCTAGATACTTTGGTACATTAGCCGGTGTTAGTCATTATGTTAGAGACTTAGAGCTCAATCAAATTGTAGACAAAGAGTCCGGACATCATATAAGACAAACAGATATATTGTTAAACGGAAATGTTAATGCTGATTTTACAATTGACAGATCCGCAGGTTATTTAAACTGGATAGCAGATTATTTAACAAGCCAAGGTATGGCAGCAACAACAATTATATCACAATTGCTTGAAAACTATGATGTTAACTTAGCATATAGAATGGCAGGATTTAGTGACAAAGGATTAATAAAAGTATTAGCAGAACAAAGTAGTCCATCAAGCACAAACGAAAGCGTATTGGTACCTGATGAAAACTATCATGTATATCTTGCTAAATCGGCACCTGTTAACAGATTATCTTATAGTGCAGTTGTAATAGAAAAAACTAATTCTGGTTATGTAGTTAAAGGATACGATACAAATAATCCTTACTTTACAATTATACCAAGCGTGGTTAATTCCAATTCTAATAGAATTAAAGTATTAGATAAAGACGCGGTTGTATTTTATGATTTCCAACCAAAAAAAATTAATGTTCCATATGGTTCACAGTTTTCAACTCATCAACAAGTTGTTGACTTCTTAATAAGCTATCAACGTTACTTAGAAGCACAAGGATTTACATTCAATAGATTTGATGAAGAACTAATAGAAGCAAAAGATTGGAAGTTGTCAGTACGTGAATTCTTATATTGGATACAACAAGGATGGAAACCATCAAGCATATTAATTTTAAGTCCAGTTGCAAGTCAAATTGACATAGTATCGGAAAATTCTGTATCAGATAAAATATCCAATAAACAGTATGCATCGAGACTATTAGATCAAAACTTTAAACTTCTTAAAAATAGCAAGTATAATGTTATGCGAGACGAAAGCGGAACCACTGTTAATGTTATTGATACGGGTTCGGTTATTTGTTACGCAGAAATAGATTTAGTACAATATGAACATGTATTGTTATTTGACAATGTTACTGTATTTGATGATGTAATATATAAACCAGAACTAGGTAATAGACAGTTTAGATTACGTGTAGTAGGAAAGAAAACAGACGAGTGGGACGGTAGTTTATACGCTCCGGGTTTTATTTATCAATCCGGTGAGTTAGATGATTGGACCTCAGGTCGGGACTATCTTAAAGGCGATATAGTATTATTTAAAACTAAACCGTACGTAGCATTGGAAAATTCTATTGCAGCGTCTGATTTTAATTATGCAGAATGGAAACAATTAGAGAAGGACGAACTAAAGTCGGGCCTATTACCTAACTGGTCTACATTAGCCAAGAAGCCTCAGTCATACTATGATTCATACGGTGAGCTTAATACACAAGACGATATAGAATTTGGTCATGCATTAATAGGATTTAAACCACGTTCATACTTAGATGAACTGGGCATTAACGAAACCACACAAATTGAATTATACAAAGGCTTCATTAAACAAAAAGGTACCGCTAATGCTATTAACGAGATTACCGGAACAGAGTTTAAAAACTTACAGAACGATGTAACATTTTACGAAGACTGGGCAGTACGTGTCGGCGAATACGGTGCTATAGATACTAATCCGTTCTTGGAAATTGAGCTCGATGAACTTGCATATAGTGTGAATCCAGCACTTGTTAATTTTGCGTCTGCGGCAGATGCAGATGCGGCAGATGGAATAACAATGTTTGCAGAACAACATTTACATAAAAGTTCTAACCAATATAATGGAACTATAGTATTAGACCGTGATTCTGCAAGCGATTACAGCAACGACATTGCAACAGCAGGTTATGTGCGTATCGATGATACAAATACAACAATATTCAGTCTTGAAAATTATCTAGAATTGAATAATGTATTAGCAGACGTAGGGCGCGGATATACTATTTGGTGTGCTAAAGATTTAGCACAGCAATGGAATGTATTCAGAGTAACAGAAACAAACAATACAGTTACTGAAATTACTAATGCACTCGATGGATACATTACTGTTAAAACATTGGATCATCATAATTTAGAAGTCGATGATATATTTGTAATACTTGGGTTCGAACTCAATTACAATGGCTTTTTCCGTGTTGATTCTGTTGATGCATTAAACGAAGTTACTGTACAAACTACTAATGATAACCAAACATTAACTAGTATCGAGGGTACCGGTTCACTGTATACATTAGAAAGTGTACGCTTTGATTACATGAACGATGTAGACGCATTTAATCCATTGAACCAATGGCAACCAGATGAAAAAATATGGGTAGATAAAAACGTTGCAACAGTTGATTCTAATATTAATACATGGAATGTTTATAAAAAAACAATACCGTGGGATTTTAAAGAAAGCTTAGATAAATCAAGCCACAAAACAAACAACGGCTTCGGCCAAGCGATAACCACAACAGTAGACGGCCTGATTGCACTTGTTAGTGAAACTGGGCTTAATGTCGTGCATACATTTATAAAGACCACCGAAGATAATTTTATACAAGGAACAACAATATTAGCAGATGGTAACGACACAGCGACATACGGTCAATCAATTGTAACATCAGCAGATAGATTAGCTGTAGGTGCTCCGGGGTCAAATAATACTAACGGATATGTTTATATATACGATAAGGATGTCTCGGCTGCATTTAACAGAAGTCAAATTATTCCTGGTAACTTAACAGCAAAATTAGATACAAGTACAATTACTTTTACAGGCAACATCAGTTTAGCAGATCCGGGTGAATTTATTACACAAACTGTTAGTGGTGCAAATGCACAGGTTGTAGGACAACCTACTTTGTTCGGCACAATGAATTTTGTTGGTAACATTAGTACAGCTTCTGTAAATGATTATATAACACAATCAGTAAGTAGTGGTAATGCACAAATAACATCAACGTCTACATTATTTGGTAATGTTAATTTTACAGGCAACATCAGTTTAGCAGATCCAGGTGAATATATTACACAAGCGGTAAGTGGTGCTAATATAGCAGTAATAAGTCAACCTACATTATTCGGTACAATGAACTTCAACGGCAACATTAGTACAGCTGATGTCGGAGAATATATTACACAAACCGTTAGTGGCGCAAATGCAGAAGTAACAGCACAACCTACATTATTTGGTACAATGAATTTTGTTGGTAACATTAGTACAGCTGATGTTGGTGAGTTTATTACACAAACTGTTAGTGGCGCAAATGCAGAAGTAACAGCACAACCTACATTATTTGGTACAATGAATTTTGTTGGTAATATTAGTACGGCCGATGTCGGAGAATATATTACACAAACCGTTAGTGGCGCAAATGCAGAAGTAACAGCACAACCTACATTATTTGGTAATATGGGTTTTGTTGGTAATCTTGAAGTAGCAACTACCGGAGACTACATTACACAAGATGTCTCGGGAGCAAATGCTGAAGTAACAACAACTCCTCTACTATACGGCACAATGGATTTTGTTGCTAATATAACTGCTAACATCGGAGAATATATTACTCAGTCAGTAAGTAGTGCAAATGCACTTGTGATAACTGCTAACGTTGTCTCTGGTACAACAGCAACCGTTCAATTTATCACAAACACATTTACAACCGGTTCAGGCAATATTGCTATAAGTGGAGGTAATGTAGACGTATATCCAACAACGTCCACTGTAACATCGTCTGTTGTAGACGTAGAATATTTAAGTGCTGGCGGTCCGTACATTAAGTTTACAACTGGTTCGGGTAACGTTGCTGTTAACGCAAGCGATGTTAATGTGTATCCAAGTTCAACTTCAGTAACATCTGGGGTCGCACTTGTAGAATACTTAAGCGGTGGCCCGTACATTAAGTTTACAAACGGTTCCGGTAATGTTGCTGTAGACGCAACTAATGTCGCGGCTTATCCATCGGCTTCGACTGTAACAACTGGTGTCGCACTTGTTGAATATTTAAGTGGTGGTCCTTATATTAAATTTACAAACGGATCGGGCAATGTTGCTGTAGACGCAACTAATGTCGCGGCTTATCCATCGGCTTCGTCCGTAACATCTGGTGTCGCACTTGTTGAATATTTAAGTGGTGGATCTTACATTAAGTTTACAGATGCCTCGGGTAACGTTGCTGTAAATGCAACTAATGTCGCGGCTTATCCAACATCAACTACAGTGACATCCGGTGCCGCAGCAGTACAATATATTACTGTAAATCCATATGTTAAATTAACAAACGGTTCGGGTAATATTGCTATTAATGCAACTAATGTCGCATCATATCCAACATCAACTACAGTAACATCTGGTATAGTTGATGTAGAATATGTAAGTGCTGGTGGTTCATATATTAAATTTACAACCGGTTCGGGTAATATTGCTATTAATGCAGGTAACCTTGCTGTATATCCAACAGTATCTACAGTTACTTCAGGTATAGCTAATGTAGATTACTTAGCACATACCTTTGCTGGTCTTCCATCTTACATGACTATCGGATCAGGCAACGTTGCTGTTAATGCAACTAATGTCGCTGCTTATCCATTAACAGAAACAATAACAGCAAATAGAGAACAGTTTGGTTCATCGATATCGATGAGTAGTGATAACAAGTGGTTGTATGTTGGTGCAATAGCAGCGAACAGAGTTTATATTTACGGTACAGATGACACAACTCCGACCAACATACAAGTTGAATCGGTTAATAATAATAACTCAATTACAATGTCTGGTACTATTACAGCGGCGGCAGGACAATATATAATACAACCAGCAACAGGTGCCCAAGTTCAACTAATAGGTAATGTGGCCGCTAGCAATACAGCCTTTGTTAATGTATTAACTAATATTGTTACTGGTGTGTCCGGCGGCAACTTACATATAGCAACAAGAAATGCAGAAGACGACGGATTTATTAGTAACGTCGATGCAAATGTAACAGCGATAAGCACATCATCAATACCAGAGACTGACACTATAACATTAGGGTTTACTCCACACGAAGCAAATGCAGCGGTATCCTTGCATATAACTACTGGCATAAAAACTTATATTCCAGAGTTAGACTACACATTGTTGGGCAATGTAATATCATTTACTACAGCTATTGGTAACGGAGGCTTTTTACCTGTTGGTGATGTTGTTGTAAGACAACAACCATATTTTGTATTAGTAGATACTATACAAGGAACTATTGGTTCGGGCTTTGGTGATAGTGTTGAAGCATCTGCAGATAGTTTACAATTTGTTGTAACTGCACCAAACGCAACAGTACAAACAACAGAAACTATAGGAACACTTAGTTTTGGTAATGTTGTTTCTGTTGTTACTGGTGATTATATTACACAAGAAACAACCGGTGCAAATGCCGTTGTTAGAATTAGTTCAACAGGGACCACTGCTAATGTAAAATACTTATATGGTACATTTGCCGGAGGCAATGCAAACATTTTTGTTAACGGTAATAATATAACATCATCAAACCTAGCAAATTTAACACTGACTGGCCTAACAACGGTAGCCAATGTTCTTAGTTCGTTTGCAAGTGCAGGAACAGCATATTTGTATGATAGACAAGTAGAATCATTTACTAGCACAGGAGTTAAAGAATATACAACAACTGGCAATATTGGAGATGTAAGACGTGTAACTATTAATGGTGAAGAAACAAGCAGATATACTGTACCTAGTGTAAATACTATGCGCCTTAACGTAGTTTCGCCTGCCGGAAATACAATTGAAGTAGAAACTAATGCAATTAGATTAGTTGAACAGATAACACAACTTGATCCACAAACGGATGCCAAGTTCGGAACGTCGTTATCTATTTGTCCGTTTGGTTGTGCATTATATATTGGTGAACCGTACTACAACGAAAATAATATACGCAACACTGGCGCGGTTATTAAATTTCATAATAAATCAAAATTATATGGTTCTACAACAGGAACTGAAAAATTTCCATTACTTACAATAGGACATAGTATTCGTCTTAATAATGTAGAAGTTACAGCAACAGGAACAACGCTTGATAGTTTTGTTGCTGATATTAATAATACAAATAATCTCGGTATAACTGCAATAAACGAAGACGATTTCCTTCGCTTAGATAGTACGCGAACAGTAACAAACAACAAAATTAGAGTTGGTACTGGTATTGGAACATTAGTTAGCGACTTAGGTCTACCTGTTTTCGAAGAAGCACAATTAATGACTAATCCGTTTGATACTCCTGGTGAGAATTTTGGTGATAGAATTACGATATCGGCCTCGGGTGATTTATTACTTATCGGAACAGAAGGTGGTACAACTATTGCAACTACAACGTTTGATTTAGCAGAAACTAGGTTTGATAATAATAGTATTTCGTTTAGTAGTTTTATTCCACGCAGCGGTAGTGCTTATGTTTACGAATCTTACGATGACCCTCGTAGCAATCCAGACTTCCCAACTCGGTTTACATATACTCAACAATTGAACCCAGGCGATTTAAATATTAATGATGACTTTGGTTCAGCAGTACATGTTCGTGACAACAATATTTTTGTTGTAGCAAAAGATGATGACATGTTTGGTCCTGATACCGGAAGTCTTTACCGTTTTAAAAATGCCGATAGAGAAAAAGGTTGGAATTTACTACGCAACGAAGAAGATCAAGTCGACGTTGATACAATTAATAGAGTGTTCATGTATGATACAACAACACAACATATTATCATAGACCTGCAAATATTTGATCCTGCAAAGGGCAAGATACTAGGCTTTGCTGAACAAGAGATATCGTTTGCAGCAGAGTTTGACCCTGCAGTATATAATAGAGGAACAAACGAAGAAGCAAATATTAATGATAACCTATTTTGGAATACAAAACAAATTGGTAAAGTATGGTGGAATTTAGATACACTACGCTACATAGATTACGAACAAGGTTCGTTAACATATCGTCAAGGAAATTGGGGGTCATTATTTCCTGGCTCTATTGTTGAAGTATGTGAGTGGGTAGAAAGCGATGTATTACCGAGCTCATATTCCGGAGATGGCGAGCCAAAATATGTAGACGATAGTGCGTATGTAGAAATTACGTTTGTTGATTCTATAACAAATACTATTCGAAGCAAATATTATTATTGGGTTACAGGTAAATCATCATACGACCAAAATAATATTACACGTAACATTCCGCTTGAAACTATTAAGGGATTTATCGAGGCACCAAAAACTCAAGGTGTGCCATATATCGCTGTTATTAAAAATTCTGCGATAGCAACATATAATATCGATACATTGTTAACAGATAACACCGTATTACATGTTGATCATGAGCTACTTAAAAATAATAATATTATACATTCAGAATACGAATTAATTCAAGAAGGCAATCCAAATACAAATATCGTAACTCGTTTAGAAGATAAAATTATAGATAGTTTGTCCGGTGTTGATGCATACGGCAATTTAGTTCCTGACCCCGAACTATCAGATGCAGATAAGCTTGGTATACTTACTAGACCGAGACAATCTATGTTTGTCGATCAGCAAAAAGCATTGCGTGAATATATTGAATATGTTAATGGTGTATTAATTACTACACCGGTTGCAGTACAAACAGATCTGTCTGCACTTGATTCACAATCACCAAAACCAAAGTCGAGTGAATACGGAGTTGAAGTAGACACTGATGTTGATTTACAATATTTAAATCCGCTGGCATATTCAACAGGATTCAAAGTATTGGTAATAGAAGACACAACACAAAACAATCTATGGACTGTATACGAATTAGATGAGTTTGATAAATGGGATCTTATACAGGTACAGGGATTTAAAACTAGTTTATTTTGGAATTATGTTGATTGGTTTGAAACTGGATATAGTTCGCTAACAAAGGTTGATTTTATAGCAGCAACTACACTTACCGCATTAACATTACCTTATGCACCGGGCGATTTAATAAAAATCGAAGATGCAGGTAAAGGACAATGGCAGGTAATATTAGTTAATGCTAGTTCCAAGTTTGATGTCGTGGGGATTGAAAATGGCACAATAGCAGTTGATCCGGTATTAGCAGCAGGGTCCGACACTTCATTGGGGTTCGACAACCAACGGTTTTCTGAAAAACGATTTGATCAGCAACCAGGACAAGAAGCGAGAGAAATTTTTACGACACTAAAGAATGATATCTTTGTAGATGAATTATATGTGCAACGTAACAAATCTATATTCGTATTAATGAATTATATTTTCTCAGAACAACCAAGTGTTGACTGGGTATTTAAAACAAGCTTTATTGATGTAATACATAAATTAAGAAACTTAGAACAATATCCAAATTATATTAGAGATAACCAAACATACTACGAAGATTATATTGCTGAGGTTAAACCAGCAACGACTTCTATTAGAGAATATTTAATACAATACGATGCGAATGATTTATTCGACGGTGTAATAAACGACTTTGATTTGCCTGGCTATTTTGATAGAGATTTAAATATGTTCCGTAGTCCAAGCGGCGAAATTGTACCCAAAGACACTCAGTTGCAAGCAACAGGATATATTGGCAACGAGTTAATAAACGACCAATATCCGTTATGGTACGCCAATAGACACGGTGAAGTAATGGATATAATTATAGTTAATCCTGGACTAGGGTATACAGAAGAACCAACAATTACAGTAGAAGGCGGTGGTGTTAATGCAGGTGGTGTAACTGCAAATGTAGCAGTAGATTTTGACACAGGGTCTCTTATTAGTATTACAGTTACAAGAACTGGTTCGGGATTCTCTGAAAGCCCGACTGTAATAATAAACGGTGGTGCTAATGTTACAGCAACAGCATATGCAACAATTAAAAACAATCAGGTTAGAAGCATTAATACCGACATGCGTTTTGACAGAATAGGTTACAGTAGCCAGGTAAGACGTTGGGCAGCTAATACTTCTATTTTCTCCGGTGACTTAATTTCTCACAACGGAGTATGCTATCAAGCAAATGCAAATGTAACAGCAGGAACAACATTTAATTCAGATAACTATGATGTTTATCACATAGATAATTTTGTGTCATCGAATGTAGCAGTTACTTATGGTGCAGCTGATCGTATATTAGCTAACTACAATCCAACAGATGGCATGACGCAAATCGAAACAACCGAGAAAGAACTCTCAGTTAAAACAGCAACCGGCGGTATGATTTTTACTGGAGATTTTGTTGCAAACATAGGTGCAACTATTAATCAGGGTGAGATAGCAAGCGCACGATTATTAGCTATATCTAGCATTAATGGTACAATGAAATTTGCTAGTAATGTATTCAGTACAAGCACAAACGATTATATAACGCAGACAGCAGGCGCCGCTAACGCACAAGCTATATCTAATTCTACTTTAACTGGCAACATTTCTTTTGCTGGAGATCTTGAAGCAAGAGCAAATGATTTTATAACACAAGGCAGTGGTAATGCATTGGTTCTTTCTAGATCTCTTAACGTTGGTAATGTTACTGTAAACGGAGATCTTAGTGCAAATATAGGCGACCTTATTACTCAACCATTACCAACAGGAACAATTTCGAGAATAACTGGTGCTACAACTAAATTTGGTAATATTACTTTAGAGGCAAATCTTACTGCCGACTTCACTGCTAATATTGGTGAATATATAACACAGGCACTAAGTGGTGCTAATGCACTTGTTACATTAAGCCCGCATGATATAACAACAGCTATAACAACAGTAAAGGTAGAATATATATCCGGGTCATTTACAATCGGAGATGGTCCTGTCGCTACTACAGGTGGATGGACAGGAAACTTATTTCCAACTCAGACAACTGTTACATCATCTACAACACCAGTAGAATATGTTTACAGCAGGTTTACAACGGGTGCGGGCAATGTGTATATACAAGATGGTGTAATACTAAATGGAATTGATTCTGTTGATGTTAATGCGTACCCAACAATAGCAACAGTTACATCAAGTCAGGTAGATGTACAATATAATAACGATGTGTTTACATTAGCAGCTAACGTTTCCGTTAACGGAGTCGATGCTAATATTGTTCCGTCTGCTAAGACAGTAATGAGTTCAGTAGATGTATCAATTTTAACTAATACATTTACAACCGGTAATGCAAATGTTTTTGTTAACGGAGTTGATGCAAATATTGCAATATCGACTTTCCCAATAACAACAGCGACAACTAACATAAAATACTTGTATGGAACATTTACTACAGGATCGGGTAACGTTACAATTAATGGAACAGACATTAATGCTTATCCTGCTAGTTTGAGTGTAGCCGCTAACACAACAGTATTTCTTGATTCAGTAGTTGATGTATTTTCAGGAATGTATATTACTGGTAACGGGGCAAATCTTGCAACAATTACCAGTTCTGTGTTTGATGCGACAACCGGTGACAAATATATTGTTTTAGATAGACCACAGACATTCCCTGTAGGAACATTAATTACAGCTAACTATGATAACTTAAGTCAAATATTAACTGGCGTAGATTACCCGGGCGTGGAAATTTCCGGTGTAGATTTTAATCAGCAAGTCGGCTTCGGCAACAATTACGATTTGTCAACATATGACAACGTAACATACGATGCTGATGGTAACGCAATATTCGATGAGTCTGTACTAGATACTATTATTCGCAGTACATACACCGATGCAAGTTTAGGCATACGCGCAGAGGATATAATAGTAGATGGTGGTGCATACGTAGATGATTATAGCAGTCATGCTCCAGAAGAATTAGTACCGGGTATTGTATTTGATACACTAGATATGAAAATTTATACTAAGGTGTCCGGCGGCGCAAATACTGAAATTGCTGGGTACAGAGTATTCAGCGACATGCTACATATTCCGGAATATATTCGAATAGCAGATTCTGCTACTACAATATTAACTCAACCGTTGTTGTTGACAGATACCGAAATACATGTTGGCGATGCATCTGTATTATTAGTACCAAGTCCAAGCAATACTACTCCGGGTGTTATTTTTATTGGTGCTGAGCGTATTACATATTATACACTAGATGCAACAACAAATACATTAGGACAATTACGCCGAGGCACAAGTGGTACAGGTGCTCCTACAGAACACACAATTGGAACCGAAGTGCAAAATGCTAGCTTTACTGAAGAGGTGCCAGATTTAGCAATCATCGGTGAAAAAATTAACGATATACAAGAATTACTAAATGCTGGTACAGTAACAGCGGTAGATGGCACTGGATTAGATGGTTCCACAACATCAGCAGCAAACTTTATTAAGGGCCAACCAGCAGCATATTATAACGTAGATAATGTACTAGCGATTGAAAACACGGTAAATATATTTGACGAGCTATTAATCACAGAATCCGGTGATACATTAATAACAGAGAATTAAAGGAATAACATGGCAACAAAATTTACAGCATTACCGACAATAAATGACTCGGTAATAACCAGCGAAACAATAGTACCAATGTCGGCAAATGTCGCAGGAATTATGGATACAGTAACAGCAAATGCAACTATACTTAAAAGTTATTTTGTTAGTTCAACTGATAGCAATGTTGCTAATTTAACTGTTACAACTACAAGTCAGGGTAGCTTAATTACTAACAATGCGACGTCTATTACCGCAATAGAAGGCAATGTAGCGAACTTGCAGGCACTTGATACAACAATCAATAGTGATTTTGCAACGTTTGGGTACGCAATTATACCAGATACTGATGTTACATACGATTTAGGTTCCCCTATTAGAAAATGGCGCGACTTGTACTTAAGTGGATCAACAATTTATTTAGGTAATACCGCGACAATCACAGGGAATTCAATCTCCGGATTAGAGACCAATGTATCAACAGCACAAACTAATATAACAACAGCACAAGGTGATATAACAACAGCACAAGGTGATATAACTGGAATTACAAGTAATGTAACAACATTACAAGGAAGTATGACAACAGTCGAATCTGATGTTGTTGCAGCAGAAGCAAGTATAGTTACTTTACAAAGTGGTGTATCAGCAGTCGAAGGAAACATTGGCGCGTTGCAAAGTCTTTCGGCTAATGTTACTACATTAGAATCTACCCAATTGGGAATTACATCTAATGTAACATCTCTTCAAAGCGAGATATCTATAGGTGGTGCAGATATTACGATTTTACAAAATAACCAATACACAACTATCGCAACTTTTGCAAATGCTACACCGGCATCAGCTACAGCAGTCGGAGTACAAGGAACGGTACAACATGATGCAAGTTACATTTATATATGTGTAGCGGCGAATGTATGGGTCAGAAGCGCAAGAGTAGCATGGTAAAGTACATAAATAGTATAACAATATGAACGATAAAGATAACAAAGAGACTCCTGAAAAAGAGCCAGATGATTGTGGATCAATTCTTGTTGAAACACACGTAAAAATATTTGACCCTGAAACAGACGAAGTTTTTGTTAATAAAAGATAAAGGAATAATTTAGTGGATAGCAGTAAATTACATATTGAAGGATTCGTAAAAATACACAATCCTGAAACGGGCGAGGTGTTTGTTGATAAGAAAAATAGCATACATTTCGAAAACATGAGCGAGGCAATTGCCTCGAGTCTCGGCAATAAAAGTATTAATTTTATTTCCGAGATGCATTTTGGAAATGGCGGAACAACAGTTGATCCAACAGGAGTTATTACTTATTCTCCGACTAATACAATAGGTCAAAATTCAGACCTATATTCAGGATCGTATTATAAAATTGTTGATGATACCAATGCTGTTAATACTAACGCATTAAGAAACAAAATTGTTATTAACCACGTACCGGGACAAATTTATTCAGATATCGTTGTTAGTTGTTTACTAGATTATGGCGAACCTTCTGGTCAAGCAGCTTTCGACAACAGTCAAGATTTAAGCAGTGATTTTACCTTTGATGAGCTGGCCTTAAAAGGCTTTTCAGTAGCAGGTGCAGGCACAGGTAAATTGTTAACACATGTTATTTTTAGTCCTGTACAAAAATCATTAAATAGATTAATTCAAATAGACTACACCGTCCGCATACAGACTCTCACAAATCTGAGCACAACTTAATATTTTAGGAAAATAAAAAATGGCTTACACAATTACAAAAACAGATGGTACTACTTTAGGCACAATTGCCGACGGTACCATTAATACGTCCGCAACTAGTTTAACACTAATAGGACGTAACTATAGTAACTACGGTCAGGCAATGACCGACAATTTAGTTTCTCTTTTAGAAAACTTTTCCGATACAGCAGAACCTACTAATCCATTAGAAGGACAGCTATATTGGAATAAATCAGATAAAAGATTGCGTATTTACAATGGCAGCACTTTTAAAATTATTGCTAAATTACAATCTGCCATCACAGCACCTACTACCATAACAGCAGGTGATATGTGGTGGGATAGTGTAGAAGAACAATTGCATGTTTATAACGGATCTAATCCGTATGCGTCAACAGGGTGGATACTTATATCTCCATTATACAAAAAGTCAAAAGGCAAGAGTGGCGCAATTCCAGAACAACTTACAGACTCGGGCTTGCAAACACAGGATGTTGTTTCTCTATATCACAATGGTACAAGAACTGCAATTATAAGCGCAAATACATTTGCCCCAAATGTAGCTATATCTGGATTTACAGTCGTTAACGCAGGATTAACATCAAACAGTACGTTAAACAGCGGACAATATTTTATAGTAGCTAACGATTCTAATCAGTTAGGCGGTATATTAGCAACAAATTATTTGCGGTCGGACATAAACGATCTCACAACAGGCAACCTAACAATTCAAAACAACGGTGGTCTAACACTTGGCCTAACTAGTAATTTATCGGTAACAACCGATAGTGCTGGCAGTGCAACAGTATCTACCACAAAAGACGGTGGCACATTAATATTTCAAAATACAAAAACAATTGGCGGTAGCCCATTTACTACTTTAACATTATCAGCAGATGATGCAGTAGGTATTACATCATCACGCAAATTAACAATCAGCGATGCAACCGTGTCTACTAACGCTACAACAGGTGCTCTTGTTGTTACCGGCGGTGTGGGAATAACTGGTGATACACATATAACTGGCAATGTTACTTCATCTACATGGTTTGTAGGCGATATAACAGGAACGTCTGACATGGTGCGAAGCATTGTTCCTATTACATTAGGCGGCCATGGTGCAGATAACATAACCGAAGCACAACAAAATTTACTATTAGAACCTAACGTTAATGTACAGGCTTTTAATGTAGAACTAAGAGCTATTACGCTTGTTGGTGCTAACGGCTTATTAACACGTACCGCAAGTGGTGCAGCGACAGCTAGAGAAATTGTTTCAGCAGATGCTAATATAGCAGTTACTATGGGCGACGGTATTTCTGGCAATCCAACATTAACATTGAATAAAGATGCAGCATTTGACCAACCGACTTGTTTAACGCAACCAGAAAACACATCCGATAAAACAATTGCTACCACAGAATTTGTAATAAATCAAATACCAGAAGTTACTTCAAATATTTGGTGGGCGGGCGCACCAAGTACAGGTCTCGCTACGCATGCCGCAGCATTGTATGGAACAATTTTAGTATCGCGAGTACGAAGAAGTCGTGTTATCGGTGGCGGTAATGGTAGTTATGTTCAGTACTATTGGCAAACAGGTGGTTATATCAAAATAGACTCTAATAGTAATTCGTGGGTATCATTCTAAAGGAAATTAAAAAACATGGAAACATCAACTAGTACTAATGAAAGTACAGTAACATCAAGCAACAAAGAAAAGCAAATATTTAGTAATGCTGATATACATAAGATAGTGCCTTTGGGAGAAAAATCCGAAGCATGGGCATCGTTTAATAAGATAACTGGCGTGTTTTGCGGCATTTCTCAAAAGGTCGACATCAAAAAACTTAATCATGAATTTTTTGATTACAGGGCTGTTAACATAGATATTGGATCAGAAGAGATTATTGGTACCTTAGATGATTTTAAAATTGTAAAAATATCAGAGCAACCACAACCAATATACGAAACATCATTAGACAATGCTATGTATGCTAAAATGGATAGGGTATGCAAAGTATATAAACGATTAGAAATAATTGAGAAAGCATGTTTAAACCTTTCAAAGACACTTAATGTTCCTAACGAAGACTTAGAAGAATTATGTAGTCTAATTAGTGAAATTAGACACGTAAACGAACTTACCAAAAAAGACTTTGAAACAGACACAGAATTTAACTATATATCAATTCAACAAGAATTGGAGGATTTCGATGCAGAAATGGAAGGAGGATTACACGAGTTCGCTGGGATCCGTCAGCCTGTTCCCGCAATACTGGACCAGCCAGTTATCGACTACGGAGCTAGCAAATATTAAAGAGTTGCATCCAGCTCGCTGGATCAAACGGACATCGATGGGCGAGTACCGAGGTACTACTAGTAACAAATGCAGCTATCATTGTGCTTTAAATAGAGCACTGGGCAAAGATTATCTAGCGCATCTGAAAAGTTTAGCACAAGAGATAGAAGGCTGTACACTTTCAGAAGTGGTAATTAACAGATATGATCCTGGCGATTATATACCTGATCATTACGACAGATCTATTTACGCATTCAATCAAGTAATACACCTGGAAGATAGCGACGAAGAAGGTATAATCATTGATGGGGAATGGCATCCTCAGAGAGCAGGACAGTCAGTGGTATTCAAAGGTGCAGGAAAATTACATTCTGTGCCACCAGTAAAAAACACTAGGTATACACTAATATATCTATTTTCAAGAGGATCAACATGTATAAACTTTTAGAAGAACAAAGCGACGAGAGTCATCAAAATTTGTTAGACCTGCAAAGTCAAATCAAGCTATGGCCATGCAACAGCCATAGAAGAAGGGTCGGTGCTAACGGAATAAAACGATTGAGCATATATAATAGAAGTAAATATTTAAGTTGGAAAGCGGCGCAGAGAAAAACATTTCGCGAAAATTTTCCAGGAAAAGCAGCATCGATGGCTATGGTTCAGTTCTTTCAGGAATTTCCCCCAGAAACAGGCTTTTTAGATTTAATGAATTATTGGGCTGATATGGCATCTCCTAGTTTTTTGACGGCTTTTTGTCTAAAAGGAAGTGGCGGACTAACATTTAACGATGTAGACGTTGCTGTACCAGTAAAGCAAGGCATTGTGTATAGTTTAAATGAGTTACACGAAATTAAAGCTACAGAAGAGGGTAGTTTGTGGGCGTGTGTGCTTACTAGAACCAATCCTTGGTAAAGAACGGATAAATATAATTATAAATTATATCTAACAGGATTTTAAAAAATGGCATATACAATTACAACAACAGACGGCAGCTCTTTAGCATCCGTTGCAGACGGTACAACTAATACGTCCGCAACTAGTTTAACATTAATAGGAAAAAACTACGCAGGATATGGTATTTTCTTAAATGACAACTACGTGAAATTATTAGAGAATTTTTCCAATACAACAGCACCAAGCACACCTTTAACAGGTCAACTTTGGTACGATAGCTCACTTAGAATATTAAAGGTCTATGGTGACAGTCAGTGGAAAGCAATATCAAGTGCAACAACAGGCACCGCGCAACCAGCATCTCCGGTTGTTGGTGATTTGTGGTGGGACACTTCAAATTCACAACTTAAGGTTTATAGTGGTAGTGCATGGGTAACAGTAGGACCGGCATTTACAGCAGCTTCAGGTACATCTGGTGCGATCGTAGAAAGCATTGCAGATTCTACACCAAGTAACCACGTTGTTATTAAACTTTACGTTTCAACAACAGTAGTAGGTATTGTTAGCAAAGATGCTGAATTTACTCCTGCTTCTGCTATACCTGGTTTCTCAACAATTAAACCGGGTATTAACTTAATTAGCTCTGCTACATTAACTAACGCACAATTTACAGGTGATGCAAGTAATGCAAATACATTAAACAGTTTATCAGCAAGTTCATTTTTACGTTCAGATCAAGACACAACTACAGCCTATAGCATAACAGCCAGTGGCGGTGTAACTGTAGGTTCGTTTTTAGATTTATCATCAACAGCTGGTTCGGCATCGTTAATTAACACAAACTTAGGTGATGAGTTAAATCTTATTGTTACTACTGGCGGCGGTGCTATTATTGGTCTTAGTGTTGATGGAGCAACAGGCGATATTTCAACAGCAACAGATTTAACAGTTGGTGTGGATTTAACTGTTTCTGGAACAAGTACATTATCAGGCACAACCAATTTACAAGCATTAACAGTATTATCTAATAATTTAGAATCGGATGTTACTGACACAAACACAATTGGTACAAGTCTCAAGAAGTTTAACGAAATGCATGCCACTACTTTTTATGGTACAGCAGTAACAGCACAATACGCGGATTTGGCTGAACGCTTCGAAGCAGATGCAGAATACACCGCAGGTACCGTTGTTGCATTAGGCGGCATTAATGAAATTACAAAAGAACAAGATGAATTAAGTGATAACGTTTTTGGTGTTATTAGTGGTAAGGCAGCATACTTAATGAATGATGCTTATGATAAAACAGATGAAACACATCCAGCAGTCGCAATGAGCGGACGAGTTCCAGTTAATGTAATTGGTCCTGTTGCAAAAGGCGATCGTTTAGTAAGCGCAGGAAATGGTTTAGCACGAAGCGCAGGCAAAGGTGAAATTACAGCATTTAACGTTATTGGACGAGCCTTAGAAGATAAGCCTTTAGAATCAGAAGGTATTGTCGAAGCTATCGTTAAGATAAATAGTTAACATAGCATATAACTATTTAAGGAACTTACAATGGCTTATTCATCAACCGGGTTAATAGAAGCAACAGACTTTAACAATTTCGCGTGGGGTGGAACACAAGGCGTATATGCATCAAGCCCAAATAATATTGCGTGGGTTATGGGTACAGGTAATGCAGAAGCAGGTTACGGACAAAGTGTAACATCATTAAACACAGTTTCGGTTTCTACAGATGTAACGGCTGTTCAGTGGTCGGGACTAGTCACTACATTAAATTTAGCCTTAGGTCACCAAAGCGGAGCGAACGCACAAGTCTCACCGAGTCCTACAATAACAGCAGGTAACACCGTTACATACGAAGCCAACGTTAATACCAAAGTCACTACAATTAATACTAATAAAGCATTGTCTAACGCAGACGGTACTACAACAAACGGCACATACGAGAATACATCTGTTACTCCAGGCGTTGGCGCATACGATGCTGTAACGTCTACATTTACTGTAACTTTTACTTCGGATAACGAAATGCGTTACTTTTTTAACGCAGGCGGATACTTGCAATTCCAAATGACAACATCCGGTGGTACCGATACTATTAGAGAAACAGAAATAGGTAATTTAGTTACGCAGACAGATTCTGTTAATCTAACTAATCTTACTACTGATATGGTCGGCGCAGGTACTGGCTTCACAATAACCGAAAATACCGGAACAGGATATAGAGACCTAACAACTTCTTATGCGATACTTACTAAATTGGTGTCGCTTGGTACCTACGCAGGAGACTACTTGCAGGTTTCGGCAAAGATCGATACTAGCAGTACAACCAATGGATCTGTTTCGAAAGAGGTAACCTTTCAGGGATATTTATTTTCGGCGGCCGATGCATGGTCTGGTGTTACAATGACACTTAGTTCTCGGGTTAACATTGTTTATCCGTCTACAACATATCTTTCGGATACATGGGGAACTGGAGTAGTAACTTAGTTGACTTTGTAATTAATATATAATATAATATAGGTAAGTTTTAAAAGCTTACCTATTTTTTTGATTAAATATATTATACACTATGGATGCAGTTAGACAAGCTACTAAAGAATTATTTAGACGATATATCGAGGCAATGGACCACGAAGTGTTTAAGGTTCCAGACGAACGCATCGTTGCATTGTGTGAGCAGGCAATTAAGAATATTGAAGTTTACCCTATAGACAAACTTAGTAGATGGCTCGGTTTTGTGCAAGGTGTATTGTATAAAGAAAATATAATTGATGTGGATATTGAACGAGATTTTAGTAGACCCTTATTCCACGATGCATACATGAGGGAAAACCTCGGGATACCAGAAACATATGACTACAAAGCCAACAGATCTAGTAAAAAAGATTAAACAAGCAACTGACTACCAAACGAACAAGCAGATATTGCGTGAGAAGATTAACGCCGATTTGCATATAACGTTTAACGGTGGCATGTTTAAAGCCGACAGAACCTTAATAGCATTTCTTTCTTCGTTAACACGTGATGAAGTGATAATAGAGGACATCTACGAAAACCCTATAAAAGTTGACCGCAAGCGCCTTTTGATGTTAACAAAAGAACATTACCAGCTAGTAATGAACAGATGGTTGATCGAACACGCAGAGATACAACGTGCTAGAAAATTATGATCTTTCTAGGTATGGGGCAATACTATTTGCATTTAATACTAAAGAAGTAAATTACTTCAGCATCGCGGAAAATGCCGCACGTCTAATTAAGAAACACCTACACATGCCGGTAACACTTGTTACCGACAGTACCTTTGATTTACTTAAAGTAAATAATAGATTGTTTGACGAAGTTAAGTATGTCAACAACGAATATAATAATATTAGACTAGGGTACGGTAACGGCACCCAATGGCGTAACGGTGCAAGACATAAAGCGTACGAGTTATCTCATTATGAATATACATTATTATTAGACACAGACCTTTTAGTGTTAGATAATAATTTGTTAAAGCTATATTGGGCAGTAGACGATTATAAAATATTTTACGATAACAATGCAATACAACAGCCCGAAGCAACAAACATGGGTGTCACTAGTTTACCGTATGTTTGGGCAACAGGTATTGTATTTAAAAAATGCGAAACGAGTAAAATGCTATTTGATTTAGTAGGAAAAATACAACGTAACTATCCTTATTACCGCGGTCTGTATAACATTAAAGAACCTAACTTTAGAAACGACTATGCGTTTGCTATTGCAAATTACATGCTAAACGGATATAGTGTTAACGATAAAAACAGCATACCCTGGCCTCTTACAACGTTTAATGGAAAGGTAACTGACATAGAATTAAAAGAACACGAACAGCAAGTAATAGTACGTACCGACGACAAAGCATATTTAATGCCGAAACAAAACATGCACGTTATGGATAAAGATTACTTGCAAAGCGAAAGCTATCAAACATTAGTGGACACCTTATGTCAATCGGATTCCTAACAATAGCACAAAATACACCAGACGTTGATTACTTACGCATGGCGTATGTACAAGCAATGAGTATCAAGCTTACAATGCCTACGATGTCTTATGCTGTAATAGTAGACGAGGAAACCGCTAAAGAAGTAGACAAACTCCCTAACAAAGTATTTGATCATGTAATTACATTGCCGCATGATAGAGCTAAAGACGATGACTGGAAGTTAGCAAACGAACCACAGGTATTTGCATTAACTCCGTTCAAAGAAACTATTAAAGTAGAAAGTGATATCCTGTTTACACGTAGCATTGAGCACTGGATACACTTGTTTAGAAAGCGTGATGTAGTTATGTCTACAGGTTGTAAAAACTTTATGCAGGTGCCAGCTACTAGTCGCAAGTATAGAACATTGTTTGATGACAACGATCTACCGGATGTGTACACAGGGTTAATGTATTTTAGGTTTAGTAGGACAGCAGAGCAATTCTTTAAAACAGCTGGCGACATATTTTTCCATTGGGATACAGTACATAAACAATTACTAAGGTGCTCGGATATAAAACCAACAACTGATGTGGTGTATGCATTAGCATCAAAAATAATTGGCGTGGAGCATACAACTATACCAACAGCAGACCATATTAATTTTGTACATATGAAAACTGCTATCAATAATTGGTATAATAATGATTGGCAAGACCAAGTTAACACAGAATTAGATTTGCCAATGATAAGAATTAACAATGTAAATCAATACCATCCCCTTCATTACCAAAGTAAGGAATGGTTAACAGACGATATAGTAAAAACATATGAGCAATACCTTAACAGCAGCGATTAACGCAATAAAACCCTTTGTGGAGGAAACGCCAGAATACCGTTGGTACTATAACGAATACGGTGACATAACCACATGTAGTATGCAAAACCATTCTGAAGATAAAGACTATATTGTGGTTGACAAAGCCCTGTATAAAAGTAATAATAAGTATTACGTTTTGAATGGCGAGCCCAAAACGATACCACTTCCGACCGCTGTTGTGTTAAGCCGTTTGATTAAGAGCGATAAGGGTTTCCCTGTTGTAAAAGGACACGCTAGTATATTGATAGAAGAAAATGAAACATATAAGGACATAGAATATTATGACAACAGAGATAGTTGATATAGCTGATCTTGATGTTATTTTTCTCACGTACAAAGAACCCAATGCTGAAATAAATTGGATTAAGGTTAAGAATATGGTACCGTGGGCAGTTCGTGTTGACGGCGTTAAAGGTAGCGATGCCGCACATAAAGCCGCTGCCGCAGCAAGTAATACAGAACGTTTTATTTTAATAGATGGCGACAATGTGCCCGACGAGGAATTCTTTGGTGAATCACTTGTATTAACAGATCAAAACAAAGACAACGTATTTCGTTGGAAAGCACGTAACTCTATAAATGGTTTGCAGTATGGCAACGGTGGTATTAGTTGTTGGACAAAAGAATTTATAAACAATATGCAAACACACGAAGCAAGTGATGGATCTGCAAAGACCGCTGTTGAGTTTTGTTTTCATCCTGACTATTGGGCAATGCATGATTGTTACAGTACAACTTATATAGGTGAAACAACAGAACAAGCATGGCAAGCAGGATTCCGCGAAGGTGTTAAAATGTGTTTAGATCAGGGTGTTAAGCCAACGTTAGAAGAATTTGTACAACGTGTACATGAACGCAATTATGAACATTTAAGTATATGGCATAACATTGGTGCAGACATAACGCATGGGTTCTGGGCAATATTAGGTGCTAGGTACGGCACGTATATGACTATGCTAACAGAATGGGATTATACCGAAGTACAGGATTTTGATAAACTAGAAGTGCTATGGAATGAATATTATCCTTCTAATGAGGAACTAGATATAATAGTAGACAACTCGTTATCATCCCGCTTAGGACTAGCAATTTTAGATTATGACGACGATGATAGCTATTTCTTTAAGCGTCATTATAAAAGTAATTTTATGAACATAGGAGTAATGTTTCGTGAGTAATATAGATATGAATAGACCATGGCATAAATTAAACATAGATATTAGTAAGGCAATAAAAGATGAGTCTGCTATATATGCATTAAAAGGTAATTTATCAATGGATAGATGGAGTTTTAATAAACAGGCCTTAACAGATATATTTAACGAAGAATGGATATCGTACATGGCTTCGCTGGGATTGAATTTAGATGGAGCATGTATTTTTTACCGAGATGTCAGTCATGCAGTAGATCCTGCTGCTCACACTGATTTATATAACAAATACAAAAATAGTAAACCAGTGTTTGCAATTAATTGGATGTTAGGCAACAACGATAGCGAAATGGTATGGTATGATGCAGAGAAAGTCGGTGAAGGAGTATTGACCTACGATGAAAGAAAAAATGACACATTTATAGAACACGCCGATGTCGAAAATATAGATGATTTAGAAATTAGTCGATGTTGTATACAAAACAAACCTGTTATGCTATCAATTTGCATACCGCATAATATTGCAATGGGAACACGCACACGCTGGTGTATTTCAGTTAGGTCTGTATACGATAAAAAGATACAAACCTGGAATGATGCTGTTGAACATTATAAGGAATTAATAGATGATACTAAATAACCCATGGCATAAATTAAATATTGATATTAGCAATGCAATACGAAAGGATTTTGATTATAATAAATTAAGAGAAGAATCTTTTTTTAAGGATGCGCCAGCCGCACTTTATCGATTTATAGACTATTCAGAAAATACACACGAATTTTTTAATAAAGAATGGCTAGAATATATGAGAGCACAAGGAATCCCTGTGATAGGGGGAGTATTATTTTATCGCAGGGCAGGTTATTTGGATTATCCACATATTGATTTGTCGTACAATAAAACCCCAGGCGAATTTGCGCTAAACTGGGTAATCACTGATAATGATGATAGTAAAATGACTTGGTACAACGCAGAAAATTTAGCACCTTACGGCAAGGATATTCAATACAATAATGATCCCTCAGGAAATTGGGCAAATTTAACACGATTCACAATTGATAACTATAAACAATACGAAACTCATGAATGTACACTTGGTAAAACACTTACCCTTGTTGATGTTGCTACTCCTCATAATATAGTAATGGGGCTTAACGATAGGTGGTGTATTTCGGTTCGTTGTAATCTCAGAGTTGTGAGTAATTGGCAAGACACAGTTAACTATTTTGAAAAATTTATATTATGATATTAAGCAGAACTACAAAACCTGTTAGGGTAATTGGATTTAAAGAATCTACAATGACACAAGAAGGCGTGTTCTGGTTAAGGCTAGAATGGAAAGGCACCGTTGAAATAATCAATCCAAACGATTTCTTAGAGTCAACTAACAAAGAAGATTATCGTTATATGGTTTTCTTTACATTAGAAACTGAACTTCGAAAAGAAGTTATTAATGTAGTAAATGATTTAGATTTAGATTGCGTGACATTTATACAAGAAACTGCTATAGTATATAAAGATTTAAGTACCTTACAGTACGATGATGCTATTAAAATTGTTGGTAAAGGAAGTGTAGTGCATGCACATTCAATTGTTGCACTAAATTCTAAAATCGGAAATTATTGCATAGTAGAAGCATACTGTTTAGTATCACATTATGTTGAGTTAGGTGATAATGTAATATTACATTCTGGTACAATGATAGCCGGAAAAACAAAAATTGGCGCAGGATCGGTATTTAATTTTAGATCGTCGGCACTTAATAATCTTTCAATTTGTAACGATGTTGAAATTGGTGCAATAAGTAATGTAACAAAAGATATAACAAAGCCCGGAAGATACATTGGTAGTATTGCTCGTTATGCAGGAGATGTAATACAAGCAGATGTATAAAACTTGGCCAATAAAAAAAAATCAAAAGTTAAGACCTGAACTATTGGCATTGCAGAATGCCGGTTACTCATGGAATAATCCAGACGAAATTATCGCAATGTTTGAAGAAAAAGTTGCTACATTTGCTGGTAGTAAATATGCGGTCGCAGTCGACAGTTGCTCGCACGGTATTTTTTTGTCACTGAAATACTTCAAAAAAACCCGTACTGTTACTATACCTTCGCACACCTATATATCAGTTCCGATGCAGATAATACATGCTGGTTGCAATGTGCAGTTCGAAGATGTAGACTGGAGCGGAGTGTATCAACTTAAACCGTATCCAATTTTTGATGGAGCAGTACGTTGGAAAAAAGATATGTATAGTGGTGGCCTACATGTATTATCATTTCAAATGAAGAAGCGAATTCCAATCGGTAAAGGCGGCATGATATTAACTGATGATGAAGATACAGCTAAGTGGCTTAAAGCAGCAAGTCACGACGGTAGAACGCCAGGTGTCTGTTACAACAAAGATACCTTTACTACCTTGGGCTGGCATTATAATATGACACCCGAGGATGCTGCGAGAGGAATAGTGTTAATGGACAAAACACAAGACATAACTGATGATTTCGCAGACCGAAGTTCTTATACTGATTTGTCTAAGCTGGATATATTTAAATAATGACAAAAATAAATATTCAACCTCATTTAGGCCAACGCGAGATGTACAACGTAGGAATACTATGTTCTAAAATTATCCAGAGTATGGAAGAAACTGGTAAAGCATATCTTTACTCCTTAGAGTCTTGTGATAATTATCATACCGGACTCTATGATTTACTTGATCAGTTATGCAGATATTGGAATTGGGATAAAAAGAATATAACAATAGATCAATGCAACCCATTTACACAACACCCAGAGTATAATTTACTTTTGAGTTATTCAACGCAGAATATAGTCCTTGCCTGGATGGACCTTAATAAACAAGAAATAAAATCGTGGAACAAAGAAAAATATTACGGAATGTTTATTGGCAGAGCAGATGCTTCTCGAATAAGAGCTCTTTATAACCATAACTTGTTTGAATTTAAAGAGAAAGGATTAACATCATTCAATGATGATTTATTTAACTATATGTGTTTACCAGAACTTTTTAATTACCTATCTGATTCGAAGCAAACGTATACAGAAATGTTAACAATGAAAACTCCGTATAGTGATATCGATACAGTAATGGCTCCTCCTATAACCCCACCGTATAATACAGATGCTAAAATTTGGTCCAGAGTATACGAACGTATAGGTATAGAAATTATTTGCGAAACTAATTTAATAGAATCAAATTTTGATGCAACAGAAAAATTATTTAGACCGATGTATTACAAGAAACCGTTTTTAGTAATTAGTGCACCGGACTTTCTTCCAGTAGCTAGAAAAATATACGGTATTAAAACATTTTCTGATATATTTCCGGAAACATATGACGAGCTTGGCGGGAGCCTGCGTGTCGATGAAGTATTTAATGTTCTTAAAGGAATAATAACATCAGGATTAATACATGAGTTAGAAGAAAAGTGTAAAGAAATAACAGAACATAATTATAATATTGTTCTTGACATGATGCAAAAAGATTTTGTACCAAAAAATATAGAAGATTATGCAAGAGAAAAAAATAAAAGATAATAAAAGTGTGTTCATGACAGCAGCAGACGAAATGAAAGATAAGCTAGGTCCTAGCTTATGTTTAGCTAAGTGGCAGCAAGTAAGTTTACACCTGCCAACAGGAATGACTAACAGTTGTTATCACCCACCCTTACATAAAATAGATGCAGAGCCGTTAAAGTTCCACCCTGGTAAGCTACATAATACAAAGCATAAGAAGCTTCAACGTAAACTAATGAAAGAAGGTATACGCCCAGAAGAATGTAGCACGTGTTGGAGTGCAGAAGATAACGGACAATTAAGCGACAGACACTATCGTTCTAGCGAGCCTTGGGCGTCGGAACATTATGATAAAATAACAAACGAAGCATGGGACAAAGATGTTGTTCCTAGTTATGTAGAAGTTAACTTTAGTCACGCATGTAATCTAGCTTGCAGTTATTGCAGCCCGCAGTTCTCATCTACGTGGGGCAAAGATGTTAATCGTTGGGGGCCGTATCCAACCAGCAAGCCACACAATAATCCGGAACACTTGCCAAAGCCCATACCAGTACGCGAAGACAATCCGTACGTGGACGCATTTTGGAAATGGTGGCCGGAGTTGTATCCTAAGCTTAAACACTTTAGGATGACAGGTGGCGAACCCTTAATGGATAAGAATACGCATCGCGTATTCGACTATATACTATCCTTTCCTAAGTCCGATTTGCACGTAGACGTCACTAGTAATTTTAGTGTAGAGCCTACATTATTTGACCCATACTTTGATAAGGTTAAACAGTTATGCAAAGGCGAACGTATAGAACATTTTATGCAGTATGTTAGCGTCGACACCGGGGATCCAATGAAAGCAGAATATATACGTGACGGCTTAGATTATAATAGACTAATAAGATATGTCGAAAAGTTTTTAGGGAAAATACCCGAGCGCAATAGTCTAACGTTTATTATAACGTTAAACAATCTCAGCATCACAAGTCTACAATTATTATTGCAAAGGATATTAACTTATAGGAAAGCATACAACATAGACTATCAACGTGTTTGGTTTGATACGCCAGTGCTTCGTTCGCCGACATGGCAGAGCATACAAATATTACCGTTGTCTTATGTTAGACAGCTAGAAGATATTGTAGAATGGATGAAGCGCAACCAAACAGACGAAGAGGATAACAAGTTAATCGGATTTAAGGATTACGAAATACAACGTATGGAACGTAACTTAGCATGGATGAAAGAAGAGTTAGACGATAGCTATATTAAAGAACAACGTGCAGACTTTTACAGATTCTTTGAGGAATATGACTTACGTAGGAATAGAGATTTTGTAACAGTATTTCCAGAGATGCGTGAATGGTATCAGGAGTGTAAATTTCATGCCGGGAAGTAAAGAGTATATAGATAACATTAACAAAACCTATAGCAAAACATTCTGTGGTGCTAAATATTATAATGCCACTATCTGGTTAGGTAGTGGACAAACCTCTAGCTGCCACCATCCGCCGCAACATGCAATTGATGTTGATGCATTAAAAGCTAACCCAAAAGCATTGCACAACACAACACAAAAGAAATTAGAACGTTCGCAAATGCAAAAAGGAGAACGACCACCGGGCTGTGAATACTGCTGGAAGCTAGAAGATGCAGGACAGATAAGTGATAGGGTGTGGAAAACTGGTCTTCACGATAAAGATAATTTATTAGAAAAAGCCTTTAATTCTAACAATAGCGAAGATTTCAATTTACGCACATTAGAAATAGCGTTTGATAGAACATGCCAGTTCGCTTGCTCTTACTGTAACCCGGCATTCTCTACAACATGGGTGCGTGATATAAAAGACAATGGACCGTACACAGATTTAACAAGCGATGGAGCCGGACACTTTGATCACGCACACGATGCCGCACAATTATTTAAAGCAAAGGACGATAACCCGTATGTAGAAGCGTTCTTTAAATGGTGGGAAAGTGACCTACATAAAACGTTAGACGAGTTACGTATTACTGGCGGAGAACCGTTAATGACAGAACACACATGGCGGCTATTAGATTGGTTCCAAAAGAACAAAGGACAAAGTAATACTCGCCTAGCAATTAATAGTAACTTAGGATTTGATACTTGTACAGTTGACAAGTTGCTAGATGCAACTGAGGGTATAGAGCTCGACTTGTACACCTCAAACGAAAGTATTGGTGCGCAGGCAGAATACATACGAGACGGACACAACTACGAGCAATGGAAAGATAACATAGAGTATCTGTTAAAGAGTAAACGGTTGCGTAGACTCCATATTATGTGTACAATAAATGCATTATGTTTAGAGAGTTTACCACAGTTATTAAATCAAATACTCAAGTGGAAAAAATTAGCGGATGTTAGTTTTTCTTTAAATATATTACAATATCCTAGATTTCAAAGTGTACTAGTGTTACCAAAAGAGCTTAGAGAGCGGTTCGAATATAATTTAATGTCGTGGATAGGACCTAATAATAATATGTTAGAAGAACACGAAAAAGATCATGTACTGAGATTGATAGGATATTTACAAAAAGATAATAAAGACGATTATGGTAAAATGCAAATGCTACAGGAGCCCATTGAATCTCCGATGTTTAAAGATGATTTTAAGAATTTTTATAAACAGTATGATAAAAGACGTAATAAAAATTTTGCAGAAACATTTCCTATTATTAACAAATGGGTTGATATTTAATGACTAAAAAGAGCAACGAAGAAAAATACTATAATAACGAAAATAATAAATATCACACACCGAAACCTTTAAACGTAGAGTTAGAAGATTTACGCGATGACCAAAAAGAACGATTAACCGATAGTAAAACTTTTTGTATGATTCCGTGGATTCATTTGCATTCATTTCCTAACGGTCAAGCGTATCCGTGTTGTTCATCTGACTCTGCTTACCCAGTAGGTAGTTTCAAAAAGGACACAATGAAAACGGTATGGAATAACAAACCATTGCGTGACATGCGTAATAACATGTTAGAAAACAAAGAGTGCAAAGAATGTACACGATGTTATGAACGCGAAAACAATGGCTTTTTTAGTATGCGCAACGAAAGTAATAAACGATTTGGTCACCATATTGATTTAGTTGACAAAACAAACAAAGACGGATCCCTTGATGAATTTAAACTGCGATACTATGATATCAGGTTTAGCAACTTATGTAATTTTAGTTGTCGTACATGCGGAACATGGTTTAGCAGTAGTTGGTACAAGGAACAAAAAGACACGCACGGATCGCCAGGTCACCCACAAATTATGTATGCTGGTCGTACAGAAGAAGATATGTGGGAGCAGATGCAGGAGCATATCCCTAATTTAGAACAAATATATTTTGCTGGTGGCGAACCGTTGATAATGGAAGAACATTATAAATTGCTCGATGAATTAGTTGATCGTAAAATGTTTGATGTTAAATTATTATATAATACCAATTTTAGTAAATTTATGCTTAAAGATAAGTCTGTATTAGAATACTGGAAGAAATTTAATAGTGTTAGTGTTGGCGCAAGTTTAGATGCAATGGGTTCTCGTGCTGAATATATGCGTAAAGGAACGGTGTGGACTGAAATTGAAGAGAATAGAAAACTAATGCAACAGGAATGTCCTAACGTAGATTTTTATGTAAGTTCAACAGTTAGTATCTATAATATATTACATATAACTGACTTTCATCGCGATTGGGCAGAACGTGGGCTAGTAAGAGCAGAGGATTGGAATATTAATATTTTGCAAAGCCCGGAACATTGTCGGATTGACGTGTTACCGGAAGTCTACAAAGATATAGCACGTGAAAAAATTAATAAACATCTCGAGTGGCTAAAGGATAAAGATCCTTTGCAACGTGCAACAGAAGGATTTAAAGGAATATTACAATTTATTAACGACAACCAAGAAGCCAGGCTAGACGAGTTTTTTCGTGTTAATAACTTTTCAGACAAATACAGAAAAGAAGTATTCGAAGATGCGTTCCCTGAATACAAAGATTTAAGAAGCTATAGTGCTTTACCAAAAAAAATATGTATGTTGCCGTGGGTTAGTATAGAAACAAGTCCAACAGGGACAATTCGTCCTTGCTGTTTAGCGACAGAAGAAATTACAAAACCCGATGGTACTAAGTACAACTTAAATAAGGATACATTAAAAGAAGCATTTAATAGTGAGTACATGCAAGACCTAAGAAAACAATTTTTGCAAGATAAACAACCAGAGACGTGTAAACGATGTTGGGTAGAAGAAGATGCAGGTCGCACTAGTAAACGTATGCATAATCGGGTTAAATTAAAAGATCATTATCATGATGTAGATTGGCACAACACCGATCCAGACCAGCCCTGGTTTCTTGATCTCAAGTTAGGAAACATATGTAATTTAAAATGCAGAATATGCGGGTCGTGGTCAAGTAGTAAATGGGCAAAAGAAGAAGTAACAAATTCTCCATCTCCCGGCGATCCAAAATTACATATAGCTTACGAGCATTTACAAAAAGGTACGTGGCCGAGAAACAACGATTTGTTCTGGGATAATTTAAAAACATTGTTACCGCACGTAAAGTATTTTGAATTTACTGGTGGCGAACCATTTTTAATTGATCAGCATTTTAAGATATTAGAGTATGCAGTAGAACAAGGTTATGCTAAAGATATTGACATACATTATAATACAAATGGTACTGTATTTCCAGAGAAGCATTACCTATGGAAAGAATTTAAACATGTAGAGATTGCATTTAGTATTGATAACACAGGCAGTCGGTTTGAGTATGAACGGTTTGGTGCGAAGTGGTACGAAGTACAAGATAATATTAAAAAAATAACAGCAATGAAATCTGATAAATTGTCGACTCAGATATGCACTACGGTCAATATACAAAATGTTTATTATCTCCCGGAAATAATAGAATGGATAGAAACACAAGAATTTGATTATGTGTATTTTAACATGTTACATGATCCACAGCATATGAATATTTCTAATATGACGTTTGATGCAATGATATTAGTAATGGACAAATTAACTTCTATATCGTACAAAGAAGAATATGCAGATGAAATTAACAAAATATTAAATTTAGTGAATCCAAACGATATACACGAAAATAAAGAATTTAATAATTACATGAAAAAGACAGACAAGTTTAGAAAACAAAAGTTTAGCGACACTCATCCAGAGATTGCAAAGGCTATGGGCTATGACAAATAAATTAAATAAAGATATATGTCTTGCTCCGTATTTTTCAACATGGGTATCGCCAACTATTTTACGCCCTTGTCCTGTTATAACTGGGCATTGGAGTAATAATTGTGAAACAATTAAAGATGGTATAAATTCGAGTAAGTGGGTTGAGTTACGAAAACATTTCATAGCAAATTCTTGTCATGATAATGCAGAATGTGTAGCTTGTGCGTATGCAGAACGTTCAAACTCTATAAGTACAAGACAATTAAGTAATGATTTAGCATTTGAAAAATTTCCTATAAACGTAATTAACGAAGTGAACCAAATAATAGAAAATGATTGCAAGGTAGAAAACATTTATACCCTAGAGTATTTTCCTAGTAACTATTGTAATTATCAATGCATAATGTGTAACGGGGGTGCAAGTAGTAGTAGAAACACATTTGAATTTAATATAACAGGCGTTAAGACAGAATTGCAAGATGATTTATTAGAGCCGGATTTTTATAATGTTATTAATAATCTAACGATATTAAGTTTAGTAGGTGGCGAAACTATATTGCAACCCCGAGTACATGAATTAATTGATCATCTTATAGATTGTGATATTGCTAATAATATCACAATAACTATGTTAACAAACGTTAGTTCATTCCCTGATAGCCTTATGGAAAAATTCAAACAGTTTAAAGAAGTGTTCTACACGTTAAGTATAGACGGAACAGAAGATGTAATAGAATATCAACGACGCGGCGCTAAGTGGGAAGATGTAAAAACAAATGCAGTTAAAATTAATAGTAACTTTGGTTCTGTTGTTAATTATGTACTAACATCAGTTAATGTTTTTAGTTTTGATAAATTTGTTGCTTGGTTACACGAAGTACACTTAGACATTGTGTTTGTTACTATGGAAAATACCACAGGCTATCTCGGTGTTGAATCGCTACCCGATGAACTTAGATTACCACTAATAGAAAAATTAAAGATGGAAAAAGCAAAGTATACAGAGCAATGGTGTATTGATTTATTAGACGAAGTTGTAAACATACTTAGTAAACAAACACACGACCCGCAACAGTTAGAACGTTTTATAGAACATATAAAAATTGAAGATTCTGTTAGTAAAAAATCTCTAGTAGAAGTTGTACCAGAATGGATACCATACTTTGAGTAAACCAAAAACAATGTGCTATGCTCCGTGGGTGCATACGTACTTAAGCCCACAAACAGAACGACGAATGTGTTGTGCTAGTCGCGAGCCAGCGCAAAACTTTAAGCAATACATAGACACCGAAGCAGGTGATGGCAACTATAATCCGTTGACGTTAGAGGAACACTGGAACAGCGACCACATGCGTAGTGTACGTCGAAGAATGTTAGCAGGCGAAACGCTTCCTGAGTGCGAGGTGTGTAATGACAAGCTCTTAAACACAGATGTTTACCGCAGTTATTTCGACCACATGTTTGGTGATAAATATTATGACATACAGACACAAACAGATGAAACAGGATATACAACTTTAAAGCCTATCTCTTGGGATTATAGATTTAGCAATCTATGCAATTTTAAATGTCGTATGTGCGGTGACATGCTATCAAGTTCTTGGGAAACAGAACAAAAACAGCATAACATGTTAGACCTAAACAATCCAAAAAATGCTTGGATGAAACCAGAAGTAAAAGGTCAAATTACTGACTTTCAAAATACACAAATCGAAAAGGAATTTGCTCAGGCAGTTGAAGAGCACAGAATCGAGGAAGTGTACTGGGTGGGTGGTGAACCGCTTATGTACGAACAACACTGGCGTTACATGAAACGCATAATTGAATTAGGAGATGGACCAAAAATTTATGTTAGATACAACACAAATCTTAGTCGGGTTACTTACGGCACCGACAATCTTTATACTGATATATTACCTCGGGTACGCGACTGGCAAATCTGCGCGAGCATCGACGGAACTAAAGAAATTGGAGAGTATTGTAGAACAGGACTTAACTACAATACGTGGCTTAAAAACTTCGCCGAAGGAGTTAGAAGCAGAACTACACGAGACCAACTTAGAATTGACTTTACTCTTACACTGCCAGGAATGTTTGAACTTAAACGAATCGAAGACCTGTCGAGAACACACGAAGTAGATATACTTGCTAAAGTTATCTTTAGCTTTACCCCGGACATCTTATTAAGCCCGCTAGCACTACCCCGCAAGCTATTAAACAATTGGATAGATGATATTTTAGGTACTATAGATAGTGTACCTTTAACAGATCTTCTGCTACAATTAAAGACTAGACCGAACTTTGAAGAACAATGGCCAGATGAATATGTAGCTGGCATAAAGAAGGGCAAGGCACGTGTCTTGCAAATTGAAAAGATCCGCAACGATACATATACGTTAGCGGATATATTATCAACAAGGAAAGAAGTTTATGATTGGTACAAATCAATCTAAGGTACGTGTAATATTACGAGACCCAAAAAATCTTAATACTAAATTAACATATATAATTAATCCCTGTGATACCCCAATTGCTAAAGATTGGATTGTAGCATTAAAAGGTATTTTAGAACAGAAGCTTTACTTAGAAAAGAATTACTGCTTTTTGGGTTTCCCTAATTCGGCTCGAGATTTAAATTATCTCTGTGATAAAATGAATGAAGCAGTAGAGATAATAAACAATTTTAATCAGAGTGGTCCTTGGATCGAAGCAGGCATTCCGTATTTAATCGAAGAACACTTTACACCCGATGCAGTACGTTACAGCGAAAATTATCCTGTTGCAACAATAGATGATCACGAGCCAATCGGACTTACACTTAAGCATGGTATAATGAATCGTATACATAATCACTTTGAACGATTACAAGGTACGTTGGGTAATCTAAGCAAGTGGTACAAACTAGCAGACGATAAAACAAAGTATGCTATTAGGCAGACTAACATTCTTTGTCACGAAATAGAGTCTTTAGCAATGGGACAACGTATGTCAAAACATGCACCGGAGTGGGTGCGCCCTAGTCAAATAACCACGTACATAGGTGACATCCAACGCTTTCCATTGAAAGACAATCATAAGCAATCGTTTATCGACAACGGGTACGATAGAGAGTTTGCGCACGTATACATGCACTGGACACAAATAGGTAAAACATTAGTAGAAGTATTCCGCGACGAACGTGGTCCTGAAATGGATAGAACAATATGCGAAGCAATTAACTCATTAAAGAATTATAGCGGAGAGTTTGATGTAGAGTGGGGTAAGGATGTTACTTACTCGGATAAATGTCCGTGGCACGTCGAAGAGCAAGATGCATATAAGATTTGGCTACAGGATAACGATATTGATCCTAACGACCCCGAGCTTTGCTTGGGCTTTATGCAAATTGGTGAAATAGACTTAGAGGAAAGTTTTGGTACAACAGATCAAGTTGAAATTAGAAAAATACTAGGAAACTTTCAAGACTTGTATTCCATCGAAGTAGACGGAGTTAAAGCAGTTTATGACTATTGTTGGACAGACGAAGATTACAAAGAACAACAAATAGCAATTATGAAAGATGGCTACGCACAGACTAGTGAATAAATATAAATACAGTATAGGAGAATTTAATGAAGATAATAGAAAAAATTACTAGCCCTTTTAAAAAGATACGTAATAGAATAAAACTTGAAATACAGTATCGCAAAAAGTTAAAAGAACTAAAGCGTAGAGACCCGTTTATATACAAATAAATGAACATCCTGGCAATTGGTGATAGTTTTACTTACGGTGAGGAACTCAAAGATAGAAATAATGCATGGCCTCAACTAATACAACAACAAACTGGCTGTAATGTTACTAACCTCGGCGATCCCGGGGCAGGCAACACACGCATTATCCGAGAAATTGTTAGTCGAATAGATGATTACGATTTATTTATTATAGCATGGAGCCACTATGCTAGAGTAGAATTTGCTGATTGTTATGGGGTATTTGATATATGGCCAGGGGCTATTAATTTGTTTAATCACTTACCGGAGCTAGCACATCGTGTACAACTTATAAAGCATATAACACGGCATCACAACGACGAGTATGAATTTCAGCAATTTTTAGTTAATGCAATTATGCTGCAGAATTACTTGAAGTGTCATGATAAAAAGTATATAATGGTTAATACATCATGCGACGATATAACAGATTTTATTGATAACAGTTTAACAGATCAATTAGATAAAGAATGTTTTATGGGATGGCCAAATGAATCCTTGCAACAATGGGCAAAAGAAACGCCACACGGAAAAGGCGGTCACTTCTTAGAAGAAGGACATCAACTAGTAGCGGAGAAAGTATATCAAGATCTTAGGAATAAGCAGTGGCTTCCATGATGCAGCCGCAACAGTAATAGAAGACGAACGCATACTGTTTGCAGGTCATTCGGAACGCTACAGTAAAATCAAAAACGATCCAAACATACATCCTGACTTAATAGAAGATTGTATAGTTGCTGCCGGCGGCGGTATAGATGAGATTGCTTATTACGAACGTCCGTGGGTTAAAAAGACTAGACAAATATACGCAGGACAATCCAAAGGTGCAGACTTACTCAAAGGTTGGACTGGTGAAAGTACATTAACAGACATACGCTCGCATTGTGAATTAAAGAACCTTCCGGTAAAATATTATAACCATCACCTTAGTCATGCAGCCGCAGGATTCCAGACCAGTCCGTTTAACGAAGCTGCGGTTGTAGTAATTGATGCTATTGGAGAATGGGACACTATTTCTATATACTCTGCGAAGTATGATGCAAACGGAAAGGCAGAGTATATAAAGTTATGGGGACAAAAATATCCGCATAGCATAGGACTGATGTATTCTGCATTTACAGAAAAAGCAGGATTAAAACCAAACGAAGAAGAATATATTTTAATGGGGATGAGTGGTTATGCTAGCCCAACACTTACAGGGCACCACAAATACATGAACGATTTCCTAACGTTGTTAATAGACGACCCTTGGGATTTAACGTTTAAAGATAATTTGCATACAGGGTTACCAGAACAAAATATAGGCAAATTAATAGATATCGATTATGCAGGTGCAGCACAAGGTCTTATAGAATTACTAATAGAAAAAGTAATGTCTCGTGCAGCGCAGTTAAGCGGTTCTCGGAATTTAGTATTTACAGGCGGCGTCGCATTAAATTGTTTAGCAAATAGAAACTTACAGTATCACTTTCTTAACACATGGATAATGCCAAACCCAGGAGATGCTGGTAGTAGCTTGGGTGCTGCTGCATTAACATACGGTAAGAAATTAGATTGGCAAGGACCGTATCTCGGACGTAACATAGAAGGCAACTATCCTATATGTGATGCAGTTAGCGAACTGTCGGAAAATAGAATAGTAGGTGTAGCAAACGGACGAGCAGAGTTTGGTCCACGTGCGTTAGGCAACAGGAGTTTGTTTGCTGACCCACGTGGCGAAGATATAAAAGACCTTGTTAACAATATAAAGCATAGACAGAAGTTTAGACCATTTGCACCTGTAATACTAGAAGAGTTTGTTAGTGAGTATTTTGTAATGGGCTTTGGTCCAGACCCAAAGTCACCATATATGCAAACCGTAGGTAGGTGTTTACGTCCTGACTTATTCCCTGCTATCACTCATATAGATAATACAAGTAGAGTACAAACTGTTCCTAAGGATTGTCCAAGCGGTGTAAGACAATTGCTTGAGTTTTGGTATTACTGGACAGGATGCCCTATGCTATTAAACACAAGCTTAAACATACGCGGCGAGCCAATGGTAAATGATTTAGAGGATGCCGCCCGTTTTGAAAAAGAATATGGCGTTAAGGTACTGTCATGTTAAATCACTGGAAACTAGGAGTTACTATTGCTAGAGGACGTTATTCGCCTAACACCAAAACTCAATTTAGTGAAATGGATTACGACACAGAAGAAAACTGGAAAAAGAATCCGAACCTCGAGTGGAGTGCAGATAGTTTTACATATAAGTTTAATTCACATGGGTATAGGTCCCGTGAATTTAAAACTAATGATGAGCGTCCGTTAATGATCGGACTAGGATGTAGTCACACAATGGGAGTTGGCATCCCATTTAAAGACACGTGGGTTGAACAACTAGGTAAACAATTATCGTGGTCCAGAGTTTATAACTTAGGACAGGGCGGTTGTAGTAATGATGCTATTGCTCGGTTAGCAACAAATGTAATACCGATTATGAGGCCAGAGGTTGTTTCGATACTATGGACTAACTACGAAAGATTTGAAACATACGAAAATAATAAATTGGTACAACACGGTCCTTGGTCAGAGAAAAAGCTTGTGTCGCAGATGCAAGAAGATAATGCTTATAATAACTATACAAGAAATAAGTTAATTGTAGAGTTGCTACAACGTGAATATAAATTTAAATTAGTAGAATTTTATATAGAAGACATGCACAAGAAGCATCGAGACTTACCGCTAGCACGTGATAACATGCATAACGGATCGCAATGGCATAAAGCAGTAGCAGAAGAATTTAATACATTACTATGAAAAAATTATTAATATCGGGCTGTTCAATAACACACGGTGCAGAACTTGACAACGGGTTTATGAGTAACAAGAATATCGAAGGATCTTTCTCTACACCGCTGGCTGAAAAATTCGGAATGGACAGGTTAAACGTTGCGATGTCGGGCTCGTCGAATGAATACATATTTCATTCACTACTAGATAAAATTTATACCGAAACAGACTTAGGATTAGTAATTGCGGTGTGGACTTATACTCCGCGACTGTATTGGAAAGCTAATAATAGACATTGGTTCTTTAATCTAAACTGGGGCCTTAGTACTGCTGATTTATTTGATTTTGAAATGCATGATAAAAATACACACGATATGTGGTTAACTGGTGATTCTGATGAAGTTGTAGATAAGTTATCTAACATTTCTAAATTTATTATAACCGATTACCTTGATGTTAAAGAACAAGATAAAAAGACCGAAACATATAAACAGGTTATAAATGATATTTGCACCGCTAGACAAGTGCCATGTCTTAATTTATCAGTGTACGACTTGGAACATATTGGTACATGGAAGAAGGAAAAGCGACACCCCAACTCACAAGAACATATCGAAATAGCAGATTTTTTATATAACTATATTAACAAGCGATCAAACAATGTTTGATATGTTTATAATGAACATGGGCGGGCACGACGAAAACTTAAATATATTGCAAGAATCCTATCCACATGCAAAAGTTATTAGATATTATAATAACCACTTGGATACTATAAAGAGATGCTTGCCACGTGCCCGAACCTCTTATATATGGGTCATTGCTAGTTGCTGCGATTATAGCGATTTTGACTTCGATTATCAAGCGGCACCTTGGGAAGGAGATCAAATACATTGCTGGGCTAGTGGTGAACAACAGTATGGTGAAACCTTTCTAATTCCAGTTAATGAATTTAATAAACAATTAAATAATGTAGGCGATATACTAGAATGGTATAAGGATATCAATTGGCATACAGACGGTGTGCCACGTTTATCTTGGCCAGTGTTAAAATTAGATATAGACCCAGTTAAAGACATAATGGAGTTCGAAAACAATGCACCTTACTTTTGGATTAATCAAGAAGCTAAGTTAGATCTTAACTTATGGCGTAAACCGTGGTATTTTCACAAGCTTACACAGACAGGAAGCGTATCGTTAGCACCCCGTGAAATTAGAGGTTATTTAGACGCACATATCTACGATTATCCGTGGATAAAGAATACAAAAGCAGGCGATATAGAGGAGAAATCAATGGATATTATTCACATCTCGAATAACGAACCGCAAGCAGATGAGTGGTATAATCAACTATGCGACATAGTACCTAACAAGACTGTTAAACGTATAACAGGCGTCAACGGAAGAGCAGAAGCATTAAAGGCAGCAGCACGTCTAAGCGACACTCCGTGGTTCTTTGCTGTACCTGCTAAACTAGAAGTATTACCAGATTTTGATTTTAGTTGGGATCCGGACATATTACATTTAGAAGAAGAGCCTAAGCATTATATTTTTCATGCTATGAATCCTGTTAACGGATTAGAATATGGGCATATGGGCATCGTGGCATATAATAAAAAGCTGGTGTTAGAAACAGAAGAATATGGACTTGATTTTACACTTAGTAAGCCTCATATGGTTAATACAGAAATAAGCGGTATTGCACATTATAACGCGACTCCGCACATGACATGGCGTACAGCATTTCGCGAAACAATAAAACTTAAAGATGATGTAGAAAGGAACGATTCTTTAGAAAGTGAACATAGATTAAACACCTGGCTTACAGTAGCAGAAGGCGATAATGCAGAATGGAGTTTACGTGGTGCAGAAGATGCTATGCAGTATTATAATGATACAGGATCTGACTACAAGAAATTAATGTTTAGTTTTGATTGGAGTTGGTTAAAAGAATACTACGATTTAAAGTATTCAATTTAAAAGTTCTGGGTGTTTCTTATACCAGTTTATATATTTTTCTATTCCTTCTTTGAAACTTACCTTAGGATTGTAGTTAAGATCGGTTCTAGCTTTTGTAATATCTAGCAGGCCTCTTGTTGGGAACGACAGATCTCGTTCTTCTATTTCGATATTTCCAGTACCAATTAAATCAACGATTAAATTAGCGGCATCTAGTAACGTGTATCTCTCTGTTCCGCGTGTAATATTATATGTTTCGTTGCTTACTTCGCTAGTCGCAGCAAGAACAATTCCATTTACCGCATCGCTAACATACGTGAAGTCTAATACTTCTTTAGAACCTCTTACTGTTAATGTTTTGCTTTGTAATGCCCTGCATACAAATTGACTAATAACTCTGTTTATACTATCTAATTCACCATACACCGCACTCGGTCTAATAATAGTGTATTCTATTCCTAGTCTATTAGCATAGTCTTTAACAATTAACTCTCCGGCGTATTTCATTATAGCGTATTGCCCTATCGGAGTACATGCAGCATCTTCTGTTATAGGATCAGTAACAAAGTTACCGTAGACCATGCTGCTACTAACATAAACAAATCGTTTAACATCGTGTTTCTTGCATTCCTCTAGCAGTTTAATTAACCCTGTTATCATAGTTTCGGAACCTAGTGCAGGATTCTCATTAACTATTTTCTGTCTTGGAAAACTTGCTGTATGTATCACTATGTCGGGGTGTGCTCGTAAAAATACAGAATTGGTGTCAACGGTGTTGATGTTGTTATTGTACATCGCAACCATTTTTAATTTAGATAAACGGTAACTATAAAGATAATTAAGTTCGATTTGATTTATAAAATCATAATTAGTAAAGTTGTCTATGATAGAAACATCATGCCCGTCACGTGTTAATTCTGTAACAACATTATGTCCTATAAACCCAGCACCACCTGTGACTAGTATTTTGCTCAATGCTTATACTCGTCTGGATATTTTAATTTTGGATTTGCTTTTTCGGGCGATACCCAACGCCAGCGTCTTTCGTATGCAGGATAGCCCGGAATGTATTCTCTTACGGCTTTTTTTGGTTTAGTTTCTTCCATATAATATATTATACAGAAGTATTTTGGGTGTGTCAACAACACCGCTACAAAATAGTAACGGTGCTATTGATTAAAGGTGTTTTAGAAGTGCGTTAGTTTTAGGTTGTATTTGGTTAGCTACTTTATCAACGTCTATATAAAAATCTACAGATTCGATATAATCACCTAACTCGTTAAACCTAGCGTCTAACATATCTTCTATTTCGAACGTGGTTTGACCTGCTTCTAAAAGACACTTAACATCTATATAAACAAGTGTGCTATCTATTAATTGTACACCAACTTGGTCTAACAAATTAATAGGAACCTCTTTCTTGTCTGCCTTATTAACTAAGTCCTTCCACTTCTTTTTAATACTAAGGTCCAATTTCTTTCCTTTGACCCTAGGCTGTTGCTTTTTTCTTGGTTGCTCGTTTTTTTCTTGTTGCTTTTTTCTTTGTGGTTTTTCTAGCATTCTTCTTATCCTTTGGGGCAAGTGCTTCTGCCTCGTCGTCTAATCGCGTAGCTTCGGCCAGTAACTGCTCCGCATCGTTACGCATTCTTGCTGCCTGTTCCCGTTGTTGTGTTGCTATAACAGTATCGGTTAATACACTGTCTGTTGCAGCAGCAACTTCGCCAGTAACATCAGCACTACTAGTAGTATTTACACTTTTTGAAGGATCTCGTAGCCCTTGATTTGCATCCAGTTCCGCAAGGCGTTTAACTGCATCATCTCCGGTAGCCATCTCGTTAAGTATCTTATTTAGCTCATCTAGGCGACAATTACTATTAGCAGTTGGAGTAACGATAACTTGGTTAGTTGGAACTTTTTTCATGAAGTTATCTTTGTGGATTGTATTTAAACAATTTCTACCATCGGGCATTATGTGTCTAAATGCAGCATCCGCTAAGTTTGCTTCATTCTGTCCTACTTCACTTTCTAATACCTTCATTAGTTCGTCGTGTATAAGGCTAGGTAATTTAGTACTATATACTATTAATGCCATATGAGCTTCATCAGGAACCTCTCTGTACATAATAACAATTTTTTCGTTGTTGTGTCTTCCTACGTGTTTAATCATTGTGTTGTTTCCTCTGTTGCTGGTGCTTGTTGCTGGTTAGCTTTAATTGCACCAGATGCTTCTAGGAAAGCAAGTAACTTAGTATATACTTTCCCGACGTTAGTCATTTCTTCGGGTTTGATTGCACCGCGATCAGCCGCTACTTGTATAATTTGCGTAACAAGTAAAAGGTCTTCTACGGTTAATGTTGTTGGAGCCGGTTGTGGTGCTTCTACTTGTTCTTCAACAGCAGGTACCTGCTCTTCACTGGATACTTCGGTCATGTTAAAACTCTCCTTTATGTTCTATACTCGTATTTAACTACGTATATAACTAAGGGGTTTCTTTCTGATATTAATTTACGTTAATATTTGGTAGGAATAAAGAAAAATAGCTAGCTTCTGCGTGGTCTTCGAATGATACTACAAATTTCATGGTAGATCTACCGGTATCGCTGTCCATTATTTCTATATTGTCAGCGTAGAATCTACTATGTAAATTTTCGTATATCCAGTTAATAATGTCTTGCTTACTGGCACGTAGATCAAACGTTACACGTATAAAGTGCGGCGGTATATGTTCTACTTTGCGTATATCGTTTATGTTAAGCGGGTTAGGAAACATCGTCTGTCTCGCTTGCATTACTATAATCAAACCAATCCATGACATCCATTGCAGTATATTTCTCTTGGAAGTTATGTGCTTTTTCGTGCATTAAGTTTCTTAAATATGGATAGGCACGGTTGTTAATATTATCGCATAATATATGGTCCCAATCCCTATGTCCAAACGCATTAGATTGATACAACAAACGATAATTGTCTTCTATGTGACCCAGCATTTTAGGAGTCGGAAAGATACCAAACCTTTCCATTGCTATATTTAATGCTGCTAAGTGAGTTAATTGCACTCCTTTCCAAAATACAATACAATCATCGTGTTTTGGTAAATGTACTAACACTGGCTTATTGTCTAATGAACTCCATGCTATGTATTTGTCAAAAGTCATAATCATCATCCATACTAAATTCGTAATCTTTGTTAAACATAGTTCTTATGTTTTCGAGTGTTCCTTCTGCAGGACGATAACCGTATGTCCAATACTTTGATAGCCGCTTTACAGAATCTTCTCTGTAGTTAACAAACCGTAGTTTCTTTTCGCGTATATCACGTGCAGTAGTTTCGCCTAACAATAATGTATTATGGTCCATTACAATTTGACATACTGAGATGTCAAAGTTATCTAGTACTTCTTGCGCCGACTTGTAAAATCGTTTTGTTATAACTTGCAAGTGCCAGTCCTTGTCCATCTGCATTGTTATCGAAGGTACCGCCGGTGCTACTCTTGTAAAATTTTTATAGCTGCCGTAACGAAAGGTAGTGGCATTATCTGTTTTGTAATGTTGACTTGCTCTGTTAGTTGCCTCTAAACGTTTTATAACTTCTTTTGCTTGTTTGAGACTATTGCAAAAGATATCAACGTCACCTGCCTCTAACGGCATCTTATTGTACCAACTCAATGGTGCGCCACCAGCAACCCACGGTCCACGTTCCATATCAGGTCTAATAACATCCATTGCTTCGCGATCTTCGTTATGTATTAAGTTTGTAGGAGGAGAATATGGCACACTAGTCTTATTTTTGCGTTTGGGATTATGCGAGAATAAACTTCCTACATCGTTGAGGTTGTCAAACGGACTGTCGGATATTATAGGCATTATGTTATCACATCCTCTGTTACTTTTCTATCACTGTAAATTTTAACGCCTCTTTCTCGTACCATGTCAGCAGTTTCCTGTGGCATCTCTTCCCACTGTAATCTCCACCAATCTTCATCTATCTCTTTGCTATCGCAATCAATAAAATAAATTTCATAGTGTCGTTGTGGGTTAGCTTGCGCTCGTATTGTTAAGTGTTGCATAATAGATATAAGAGGGTTACGTTCCTCTTCATCGTTCTTAAGAATGTTAAACGTATTTCGAACGTCCCATTCTTCATATTGGGTAATAGGAATAATAGCTTCTATTCCTGAGTTATCCCAACTGAATATAAATGCGTTAGTTGTCACGTTTAGCAGCTTCTATATCTAACTGCTCACCTAATGCTATAACATAATCTTTCAACGCATGTATGTCGCCACTAAAATCAAGACACGAACCGTTGTTATTATCAATCCTAACATTGTCCCAATCCACAACTGGATTATTTGGTATAATCATTATTCGTTCTCCTCTAGTTCGCTTTCGTTTATTTTTTGTACGTTGGTCCATGAAGTCCAACTTGGTCTAATACTGTAATCGTTAAATGCTCTTTTAGAACGAAACTGCAATACTTCGCTACCGTCTTCTTTTACAATTATCCTTACTTCAAATGTATTGTTATCGTTATACATAATTTAACACCCGTCGTATGCTATATCGGAGTAATCCACTTCGTTAATAATCTCGTTAATGTTTACACTTTCTTTTAACGTAATATCAAATTCGATTAATTCAATTGTTATATCTGGAAAGTCTGGGTCTAAAAACCATGCTCTGTCATGTGCTAATCTTTTATCGACTAACTTTCGTTTAGTAAATATCTTTGCGGCATGAATATCATCTACTTTGGTGTAATGCTTATTTAATGCCCATGTAACAGTTGACACCCCATCTGCCTCAACTATAGTTCGTTTAATGGCGTATCCTTCTAACTTCATTTTAATCTCCTTAATACATTTACTACAATTAATATCGTTGTGCAGTAATCGTTCGTTTAATTTATCTGTAGTATCAAAATCATTAGTGCTAATATTACGACAACTGCATACAATCATGTAGTCTCCTTAGCTTCATCGTAATAAGCATGTTGTCCGAAGTCTGGTTCTATAGTAGTGTTACCATGTATAACAAACAAAGTATCACAGTAGTCTTCTTCACCCCAAGTACCACAAGGATAACCGTCTGTAAACATAATTAACAGTTTTGGTTGGTAGTCGTTTTCTTTCATCCATTCCCAGTTACATTCAAACATTGTACCACCACCACCTTGCATTTCATACTCATCAATGTCATCAATGTTATCCGGGCTATAGTCTTCTTCGCCGTATACTTTAGTATCAAACGTCCAAACTTTAAGTTTAAAGTCATCATATGATTGCATGATACCTTTAACTTCGCTTAAGATTTCATGTAACATTTCGTCTGTCATTGAACCCGAAGTGTCCCCGCATATAGCTACATCAATTGTATTCTCATAATCACTACCGGGAAGTACTGCGTCCATGTGCCAACTCTTACGATTTGGTCTTGTCCAAGCATAATCAGTCTTAATCAAACTTTGGATTTGTTGCTGTATAAGTTCACGCCAGTTTAACTGTGGTTCTGTTAATTCTTTAATAATACGTTTAACGCCTGCTGGTAAGTCGTCTGCACCACAAGTTTCTGCTGCTTGCAACATTGCATCACGAATTTCATTTTGTAACTGTTTCTTTTCTTCGTTTGTCATGCGTCCTGGACGACCGCCTTCTCCTTCTCCTTCATCGCCGTCACCATCTCCATCCAGGTGCTCATCAATTAATTGCTTCATTAAATCATCAATATCGATTTGCTCTGCATTCTCGTACAAGTCGTCATACACTTCTTCTGCAGACATACCTTTGTACTTAGAATCATATAAACCTATTGGAATAAATTCGCCAATGTGTTGAGCTTTAAGATCTGCATTAACACAATAATCTGCCGCGCAGTTAAATAAACGTGGGTCTCTGTCATCGCGTCTAAACATGTGGTCATATACTACGTGGAGTATTTCGTGTCCAACTAAGAATTCAATTTGTTTTTGCGGTAATGCATTTACAAATTCGGAATTGTAATAAAATTTACGTCCGTCTGTTGCTGCTGTACCACACCATCCATCTGCATTAACTAATTCTAATCTACTTGCTAATGTACCAAAAAATGGTGCTTTTAGGAGTAATGCAATACGAGCAGTAATTAATTTCTCGCGTACTTCTGCATCCACTTTAGGATCTGTTATAATAACAGATCCTTTGCCTTTTTCTGAACTTGTTGTGTCTTTTGCTGACATTTATTATATACTCCAAATTGTGTTATACTGCGTATTATACGCAGATTTAGGTAAATTGTCAACCTAATCCGCACTAAAATACCCACTGTAAGTTGTTGATTTATAAATGTATTTAATATTAATTTTCCTGCATTTTACCGCTTTTTTAAGCAATATATGTATCTTTACCAGCTTATGATTATAACGGCGCTTAGAGACGCTTAAATTAGCTCAAAATAGCCCTTTTAAGCCCAGAATTATGAGGTATTGCTCGTAAAATTGTGCGAAAGTATTAGACTCACCCTTGTCATATTCCACCTTTGCAGCCCTTCTAGCGTACAGCAAATATGAATCCGGAGCGTCCTTTTCGTCCCATTTTTCCCTGATCATTTCGAGCCAGAGTTGGTCCTTTTCTTCAACGTGTTCTTCTGCGTCGAAGTTAGATGTTGTTGTTGCTATAGCAAATACCATTACATATTACTCAGTTTAATAAACATATAATATTTCTCATACAGCTCTTTGTAAATATCATCAATATCGTGTGCAAAATTCATTGCAGCTACCTTTCTTATTTCTAATAATTCCTGATCACTTTTCTCAGGGAAGTCTTTACGTGCTAATCCAATCCAGTGCTCACGCAATTTCTCGGAGCGTATTTTCTCTGCATCCCACTCATCTGGATCTTGTCCCATTCCCCATTTACTCATAATCCTTTTAACGTCCTCATAACAAGATATTGTTCGTACAGTTTAACCAACTCAGTATCTCTTTCGTTGATGTGATCTACTGCCGCAGTACCACGCAGTCGTTCTCTTCCCACGGCTTTTCCCACTCTTCTCATTAGCAATCTAACATCGTCTGCGTCAGGCATAATATCGCTGGCCATTTCTAACCAAAGTTGTTGACGCCTGTGGCTTTTTTCAAACTTGGTTGTTAACTGTTGTTCCTCTTCGTCTGACATGTATCTACCAGCTCGCACTCGCATATCATTTCAACCCTTTAAGTGTAGTTATTACAAGATACTGTTCGTATAGTTCTACTAGCCTTGTCTTTTTCTTTTGCTCAAATTCTCTTCTTGCTTGTGTTCTTAAATTGTTATAATCTTTAGGATCCTCATAACATTCTGGATAGTCGGTTTTTGTTAAGTCGCGCCATATACACATTTTCTTTCTATGCGCTTCCATCATTAGCCCGATGCTCTTTTGAATCTCGGTAAATTGTATTCTATTATCAATCATAGTCTACCTAAAAAAAAGGGCTCCGAAGAGCCCAAAGTGTAACACAACGGAAACCTTTAAGCTATTGCGGCAACAATGTACTTGCCAAAACGCTTGTGAAACTCATCAAAGTTCTTTAACTTGTTAGCAACTATTGGAAGATCAAACTTAGTTAATGCAGTTCGAGCACCCATTACAGTTACTTCAGTTGTAAAGTTCTTCATTGTAAATTCAAAGAAGTTATCAACCATTGCATGCCATTCCTTGTTTTTAGACTTTCCTATCTTTTCATGTGCATCCTGTAGTTCATAACAAAGTGACATTGTTAAAGAGTACATTGCTGAAATCTCTTTTGTATCTAAAGTCTTAATCTTACCAGCTAAAATATCTTCTGGATTAGGAAGCTTGCCAGCAATCTTGCGATGTGCCATAAACTTGCCTGCAACACCTTCGCCAACAGTACCTGCAACTAAATCAGTTAATGTGGAATCAGGCATGTTGTCATCCAACAATTCGCTTACAAAAGTCCACGAACGCGGAGTAGCAAAAGAACGACTTGAGCTCTTAGGATCAAAGTCAAACAGTTCGTTCTTAGCAAATGTGATGTAACCAATAACATCTTTGTGGATGCGATTTTCTGTAGCCCAATCCAACCAGCTATCATAATCAACACGCATTTCAAAGTGAATAAATCTGTTCGCTAACGGACTAGGCATACGATATGTAACACCCTTGTCGCCTTCTCTGTTACCTGCTGCAATCATTACAACATTATCAGGAAGTTTATATTTGCCAATACGTCTGTTAAGTATAAGTTGGTAAGCGGCTGCCTGTACACTTGGAGCGGCTGCATTCATTTCATCCATAAACAATACAACTATTGGATATTGTGATGCAAGTTCTTCGTTTGGTAAATCAATTGGCGGAGCCCAATCCATAACACCTAAATCGCTGTTATAAAATGGAATGCCCTTAATATCTGTTGGATCCATTTGGCTTAAACGTAAATCAATCATTAAACCATCTAAATTTTTAGTAATGCCTTCTACTAATTCTGATTTGCCAATACCTGGAGGACCCCATAAGAATGCTGGGCGTTGTTTGTTAAAGCATCGTAAAATCGCGTCTCGCGCTGCAAATGCTGTAACAGTTCTATTTTCTAATATAGCCATATTATTTTCCTCGTTGTGTTAAATAATGTGTTTTTTGATTGTATGTTATTATAGCATCTTGTACCAAAATGTCAACCTGTTTATACAAGTTCGTACTCTTTATTCCATTTGCCTACATTAATGCTCATATAGTATGCTGTATGGAAATAATCTGATTGTGAATCTGATTTATCAAACCATCTGTTACCTTTCATTGCAGTAATAAGCTCTTCAAAGAACTTACCAATTTTAGGATTAACTGCGGTTTCGGCAGCATAGAATTGATTAACTTGATAATGATTGTTACTAATTGGATAAAAATCATGCCCACGTTGCGCAGCCTGTTTTTTCCTTCCTGCTTCTTCGTCGCCAATTAAATCAAGCTTGCCTTTGGAAATGTTAACTACTAGTTCTGAATGATGATGTATTCCAATACTGCCCTTTACATCATATTTTTTGAATACTGCTTTAATAGCTGGTGCTAGTTCTTTTTTCTCTTCTTGCCCTATATAAGCCATATTATTTGCCCTGTGTTTTATTTAATATACTGCGTATTATACAGGTTTATACCAAAAGGTCAACCACTTTTTGACATTATTTGTAAGTGCTTGATTTCATTACGATTATTATTTCTATATAAATCAATGACTTATTACAACAGGGAAACCCTGCTACATACCACCGCTTCTAAGCAGGTGCCATAATACTGCAAAGCTTCATCGAGTACTTTCTGTGCTTTCGCTATAGTTGGACTTTCGCGCCCATCATAATATGTATTCATTTCCGGATGCCATTTATAAGCAATTTCTTTTAGACATGCAAGATGTAATTGACTATTAGGTACAACCATATCTAAATATTTTTGTCTCTGTGTTAGCCAACTAGCACTAAATAGTCCTCGCTCATTTTCGAGGAATGTAACTCTAGATGTCTTGTCAAACTTATCATCAGACACAATATCCATCTCAACAATTAAATTACTTGAACCTGTTTTACTGCGGTGGATAACATCACCGACTTTGAGATCGGACCAAAGAGTATTAACGGTCTGTTTGTTTAGACTGTTCCATACCATTTCCTTTTCTTGCGTTTCGTTCATTACTGGTGTGGGTACTCGCTGTACAAGCATGAATTGATTTTAAACCAAATCATATGTGCTAGGTTGGAGTTATTTCGATATCTAATAATGTGTGGTATTTTGATTTCATTATTAAGGTAAATGTTGTTGAAAGATAGGAAGTACACGTTTATACATTTTTTCCTGCCGCATATCTAAGCGTTCATAACGGTCTCGATGTGTGTATGCATGACCCAACCGACACCACCAATCGTAGCAAGATCTGCTTGCATACCATTCGGCAGCTTTAGCGGCTTTCCTAAATGTTTTAGTTTCTTTCCAGTTTTTAGTTGTATCAACATGATCTCGACTAACGATAGTAACTGATATAACGTTAATTTGACTTATTGTATTTGCTGGTTTTATTGCAGTGGATATCTTTTTCATAATGCTATCCTCTGTTATAATGCACAGGGCGTTCGTAACGTCCATCATTTTCACGTGTAATAGATATAAGATGTCCATGCTTGGAACCATCTTGCCAAGTGTAACGGAATGTCTCACTATAACCAATTGGACTAAAACTAATGTCCCAAGATTCCATTAAATTCTCTGCTGCCAATGCTTCGTTTAATGTATTAAACCAATTTTGCATTATACAGCCACCTTAGCCGCTTGGGCCTTTTTAACTGCTTCTTCGTTTATTTGTTTCCAGTACTTTGAAAGACGTGCGTAACCTTTACCATTCTTTTTAACCCAACGATCTACTTGCCAATCTAGCAATGTACGATGTTTCAAATAATACTTTGCAGTAATAGAACCACTGTAAGCATCAGCACCAGTGAACCCACGAGCATTGTGAACGTGGGTATCATTTGTTGCTTGTTCATCATCTGTTTGTCTGTTAAACAAGTGAACTAGAGCTTTGCCAATTGCATGAACTGCGCGAGGATCACCCGCGCTTATCATGTTATCAAAATGAACTTTGTCTATTATAGTTCTCATGTTATGCGCTAAAAAGTCTTTTAGCTTGATCTATGCTACATTTATAATTTGCACCACGTACAGTAACATATGAGAACGGATATTTAGGACGGCGTGTGTTATAGCCTATAAGCTTTTCGCCTTTTGCACTTGTAAATTTAAGACCATGTGCTGACATCATGCTTTTTAACATTCTGTCATCTGCTGTAACTGCGCCAGCTATTTTACCTGCTACTTTAATATTAACAGTATTGTCAGCGGCATAACTCATATTGCCTACTTTAAATTCCATGTTAGCCGAAACGCCATACTTGTCTAAAACAGCTTGCATTTCATCACGTATCTGTCTACAAGCTTTTTTATCTATTTTAGTGATTTTGCCCATTTGTAATGCCCTCTTGTTTAGTTAATATACTGCGTATTATACAGGTTTATACCGAAAGGTCAACCTTTTTATGTGATTATTTTACCGAGTTGTAAGTCGTTGAAATATAAGGGAATTAAAATCTAATGAAATCAAAGACTTAGTCTTTATCTTTTTTGGGCTTGTGTAGCAAGGCTTCTAACGTTTTATAATGCTCATACGCTTCACGCAATGTTTCGTACTCTGCTAACAGTTCTGGGTCCGGTATTAATATTGCTAGGCGTTTGTTAATTGCTTCTATTTGTTCTTTCATGCTAACGCCATCTATTACTACATCTTCTGCTGCTATTTTTCCTTTACAACCGGTAGAGGCATTGTTAACAGTAAGTGTTGAACCACTTATTGCTAAGTTGGACATATTGTATGTTGGGTTTAACATAGTTGGGTCTATTATTGACATTATATTAATATAGCAAGATTTATACGTGTAGTCAACTATTCTGATGCATTATCTAAATACTTTTGTAAATTGTTATCGTGCAATGTTACCATAACTAAATCCTTCTCACCATGTAGATGAATGGTTTTGTTGTTTTCGATATAGTATGGTTCGGCAAATAAATCTTCTAATTGTAAATATGTTTTTGGTTTGACAGATTCATCTAATTTTACACGATGCATTTTATAGTCTGCAAGTAGGCGCAATATACGATAGGCATCTCTTGTTATACGAAGACTTGCTGGATTAATAGAATTTACCCACCAAAATGCAGGTTTATCTGGATTCTTGTTTCTGAGGTTTATTGCTTTTAATACGTCAGGATAATTTTTAATAGCTTCCACAAACTCTGCTTGCCATGCAGCTTGTGGTTTTCTATCAGACATTTACGGATATATCTGTTTACCGGCGGTTAGTTGAACTACGGTAAACTCGTTAGTTTTGAATTGTTTATTTAATTTTTTAGCTAGATTAACTGCGTGACCACTGTTACTAAACGAGACTTTTTTATATTTAGGTCCGGGGTACGCAACTAAAATATTTTGAGTTTTTAAGTTAATTGGTTGATTATTGTAAAATACAGCCCAGATTGCTTCGGAGCTTAATACCTGATCACTCTTGTATGTTTCTTTGTTTATGTTCTCAAGCAGAACATTTGGCTTAGGTCGACTCACGACGTTACTCCAAGTTTTGTGTCTCTAATTTTTTGTTTTGTCTCAGTAGAATGTTTTTTGCCCAGCATTGGTGGCACCTGTGCTATTGTGTTCTTTTAAATATAAATATGTTGGTTCCATACAGTTATTTATCAATAACTACATACTTAATTTAGAATGTTCCGCCGTCCATGCTAACATTTACCACTTCATCTTCGACACGTTTCTCTTGAATTTCTGTTAAATCTGCTATTTTTGTTAATAGATCAAATATGCTTGCTTGCATATTTCTAGCATCTTTAGCACTAAGGGTTAAATCCTTAGCATTTGTTTGATTCATTACTTTAACACGATTGTTAAAATTCTCTAAATGTATTCCTACTTTTGCAGCCAATTTTCCATCTCCTTATATACTAGTTTTGACCCATCATCGCTAACAACCTTAATTGGTTTGCCGCGAAAGTGTGTCACTATCAAACTCGTCATTACTTTACGTATAAGCGGTATGAATATAGAGGTTTGTTCTATAAAGTAACTTCGGTAGGTTAACCCAAGTAATCCTCTCATTGTATGATATTGTTCGATTTTGTTAGATTCAACCAGTCCGCGTAACGAAACATTTTCACAACATATACTCTCGTGCCATTCTACTGGTGACTTTAACTTTTGATCCTGTAGTCCGGTAGTTTTAGCTGACGATAGGTAATTTTCAAACAGTTCATTTTCGTCCGCAGATACTAGTTCCTCATACATTTTTGTTTTTCTTATTAGCCTCGCGTAAATGTTCTTGCATTTCTTCTTGTGTATGAAATGGTCCTTGATACGGGTATCTGCTAAGTGATATTAACTTAGGGCAATAACTCCTTGCCCAGTTGTTTGTGAATTTAATAATGTAATAGCCGGCACAAAAGAAACTCTTGCTTTTGTTTGTTTTTGTAAACACAGGCAAGCTATGTTGCACATTCCACAATACATTAAAAGGATCTTGCTTACAAGGATAGCTGTAAACGGTTTGACATTGAACAGGTTCCTTACTGTTTTCTTTTTGTACTTTAACATTGTATTCGTTAACAAAGTCACGCCAACTATTAAATGTTTCGCGTGTGTTATGCTTTACTAGTGTTACACCTTCGGGACCGGATAAGACCGAACCGACCTTCTCACCGTTGTCCTCTACTATCCAACATTTATTCTTTACAATTGTTTTTGCTTTAAGTGTCATTTAACTTTCCTTGTATGCTGCGCTCAACCACTTTGAAAATACCTGTGCTTGCTCAGACAGCTTTACGAGTTCATACTTACCACAAAACTTTAAAAACTGCGCGCCAATCATAGGCAAATCTTTAGCTACAGAATTCTCCATTATAGTAGTATATATCTTAACTTTAATTTCTTCGGGCTGTTCATTTAAGTCAATTAAAATCTTATTACGTTTGTAATCATCCAACACGCGATGCTCCTCGCCATTGTGGTCTACCCACTTTTGTAGCATCATGTTATTCCAATTAAATCCTTTTGCATTGCGATCTGCATATGCTTCTAATAGTCCGACTTTCTTCTTTGTTCCTTTCTTACGTACTCCCGGAAAGGCACTAAAGATATTATCACTTGTATCTCCACGCATAATTTTTTCAAATAATAGCCATTGCGGATCTGGAATTATTTTTGCTTCTTTAGTTTTCTTGTCTAGTACGGGCTTGCCACGTCTATCAAATATACCTAAGAGCGTGTGTAGTTCATCGTTAACACCGTTGTATTGTTGTACATTTTCTGCAAGCAATTGATGGAAGTCGCTGTCTGTAGAAACTATTACATGTCTGTCTAACGGATGTGATTGTATCCACCCTGCAATAAGATCATCCGCTTCTAGCTCTTCGTGTTGTAATGTTGTGCAGTTAGTACGCTCAACTAGAAACTTTTGTAATGCTTCGAACCCTTCCCAAAACAGTTTATCCTCTTCTAGTTCGGCATCTGTTAACGCGGCTTTCTTTGCTGCCCTGTTTTTCTTGTAAGGCGGATAAATGTCCTTGCGCCAGCTACGTCCTTCAAAACAAATAACAACATGGTCACCGTCATTGTCACGAAAGCATTTGTTAATACTTCCTAATGTTGTATGTACAGCAAAGCCAACCTTTTCCCAAGAGTCACTATGTCTATGTGCCGCGTGTCGCGCACGAAAGAATGTGTTTGCCGCATCTACTATTAAATAGTTCATTATCTGTATTCAGATTTCCCATCGCCTAAGTCGGTTCTATTACCTTTAGCACGTTTCTCTGGATCTGCTTGTGCTTGTTGATATGTTTCGGCCACAACATTTTTACATACATCGTTGAACCAATTGTCCACGATGTCTTGGTCTGTCTTGCCCTTGTAGCCTGCTTTGAGTAAATGTGCAACAAAGATATCATTCCAATCGATTTCAAACGAACCTTCTGCCATATCGTCTTCGATAGAAAAGCTTATTACATCAACCCATGCTTCGCCGGCTGCTGTTGCTTTTTCCTTTTCAGACAGTTCTTTTTTCTTTGGCTTTGTCGCTTCTTTCTTTTTCCCATCATCAAACAACCAACTACGTAACTTTTTAAATTTACCCATTTACTCTACCTCTGTCCATACCGCGTTCTTTTCTTTAAGAGATTGTTGTTCACTTGCTACTAAGTCGTCGCGCATTTGTTGTGCTTCTTCGAACGTTGTAAACCTATCTATAGTGAAACTGCTTACATTTCCCCAAGCAGCAACGGTGTATCTTGTTTCGCCGTTAATTTCAGCAGTTAATACTTTCCACTTATCGTCAATTGACTGTTCTGTAACCTCTGCTTCGGGCACTGATGGCATATCACCTGTTTGTTCTGGTAGTGGCGCAGGCTGCGCAGGAGCAGTACCGCCTTGAGTTTTTTCGTCGTTGTTATCACTTCTACCTAAATTCTGCACATATTTAACCGCATTACCAATCAATATATCATACATACTATTACCAGCAGCTAATTTTTCGTTATCGTCAATTGACTGTTCTGTAACCTCTGCTCCGTAAACTGCACCTGTTAATAAAACCGCTAAAATAATACCTGTTAATATTTTCATTGTGTTACCTCGTTGTATAAAAAAATTTTGTAAAAATGACTACTACTGAGATTAAGTATTCTCTTATTACATGCATCGCATACTATGCTCTCTCCGATCTGCATCGGCGTATGATCTGTATGATACATTCCTTCGGACATCATTAGAGATCCTTCTTCTGGTTTGTAGTTAGATATAAACGCTACACCTCCGCATTCGTCGTGTACATATCTGTATTTGATAACGTGGGAATGTTTTAGTATATCCCATGTTAACTGTTGCTCTTGTGTTAAGTCCCTCAGACTTTTTCCTTTATCCAATTTTTACCTTGTTTGTATAATATATCAAATGCGTCTTGATCTGATTTTATCCGTTCTTCAATCCAATCCTTTTTCATCTTTTCGAGCTCTTTAATCTCTTTTGCAAAGTGTTTCAACATGCTTTCCTCTGCATCATTCCTTACAGAATATAATCTTTTCTCTGCGTCTTTTACATATTGTGGTGTACAGTTATCGCAGCTACCATAACCACATCCCATACTCTCACACAATGACTACAATCATAATGTGCCATCTTAAGTTCCCCAAGCGTTTTTAAATAATGGTACTTGTAATCTATCACTATAACGTAAACCGTTGTTCATTGCAAACTCAGCAACGGCTTTGTTATTCATGTTATAAGATTCGGTAGTACCGCCCACTGGCATTAAGTAACAATGCCCTGAAAAACCATGTTCCTGATACTTGTTATATGCTTCTAATGCTTCGTGCGCATCGTCTTCTGTTGCTACAACAAATTTCAAAAACACAATACCAATGTCTTCATACTCAACTACTATCTCGGGCTTAATAGCATCCGCTTCATCTTCACCACTGCAACTTAACTTAGCACTGACACTGAATGTTATTTCTCTGCCTGCTGTTGCCCAATCCTTAAGATACTCTTTAAATCCTGGCATTAGTTTTTGTGTACCGTTTGTTTCGAATGTTATTTCCTTTAACAATTCCATATCTGGTTGATCTAACAATTCAGTAAATGAACGTTGCCATCCCGCTAACAAAGGTTCGCCACCTGTTATAACTAAGTGTTCGTCATTCCATTCTTTGTGTGGTAATAGGTCTGCTATTGCTATTGCTAATTTATCTGTTTCGTATACATTTGAGAACTGTTTGAACTTTGGATGCCAGCTTGCATAACTGTCACAACCAAATTTTACAATTGGTAAGTCCTTGTATGTTTCGTATTGTTCGATGTTCTTTGCAATCTCATCAGGTTCGGTTGTGCGTTCACCTAATGGCAATCCAAAACCACGACAGCTGAAATTACAACCGAATGTACGCAAGAACACAGACGGAACGCCCATGTACCTTCCTTCGCCTTGGATTGAATAAAATAACTCTGCTACTTTAATTATCGCCATTTGCTTCCTTCTCTACAGCCTCGCCTAGTATTCTAACGATTAACGCATTTAACGTTATGTCCTGTTTATGTGCTTCTAACATTAAATTAAATAGATCGCAGTTATCAATATCAATTTCTATTTCTTCAGCCATTTGTTAAATACCTCTTTTAAATTTTCATTGGGTCTATCTAATAACCATTGCTTCGCTTCAAAATATTTTTCTGCTAGTTCGAGTCCGTCTGTAAAACCTTTGTAATAATCATCTATCATTTTAATATTATACACTATAATTCATCATCGAACAAGTTAGACCAGTGTTTTAATTTTTCGGTTTTGGCTTGCTTTGCAGTAATCATTTCTGCTGTATCTAATACACCTCGGTCCACTAATATGTCTACCATTGCTAGTAAGTCCCCTACTTCTTTGGTAAGTTTTTCGTGATTTGATATTGTTGTTTCAGGGTAATAGCTATCTATACCAAAACGTTCTATCTTACATATAACTTGTATAACCTCAGCACATTCTTCTTGTAATATTTCTAATGCTTCATCTACGTCTGCAGTTACGAATCCTTCTTTTTCTATTGTTGGCATTCTAAGTCCTCTAATTGTTTACCTATCCAAATATATGTTGCTCTACCGTCGGCGCTACAATAATCAGATGCTAACGTTCTTATTGTTTTAATTGCTTCTATAGCATGTTTCCTAGCTTCGTCTTGCTTTAAACTATTACCGCCTTCTTCCCAGGCTGGCTTCTCACCAACAGCATCTTTGCCATTTAATTCAACGTATGGCATAACATCATAAAATGTTTTAGCTACTTCGTCTACAAATTTATTTGTTTTCATTATCATACCCCATATTTAAATCTTGTGCTTGCGCAGTTAACTCGTTTAATATTTCTACCAACATTATTCATCTACCTCCATAAAGTGAGAATCTAATTGACGATCGATCACTTCTTTTACTGCTTCTTTTGCAGCGGCTTCTGAATCATACAAATGCGTTGTTTTGAATTTACCTGGCTTCCCGCTGTCATACCAGAAGAACCAACCTATGTTGTATGCGTATGAATATTTTTTAGTATGTTTATTGAAAAGTATTTTATATTGTTTGTTTCTATATAGTTTCATATTATTTCCTTTTGGTGTATCTGCGGGTCAAACAGGTACGATATATCAGAAAAATTAAAATCCAATTTGT